TTCGATTGCCTCATTCTTTTTTTGGAATTCGTCTGTTAGAAAATTTACGTAGAATCTACGTTCGAATGTAGGCATCTTTAGGAGGTCGGTCCACGCTATGTGGAGGTGTTTCATTAAGTAATAGAATTCTTGCAATAGGGCATTCCTATATGCCGTAGAAAGGACGAAAAAACTCAACCCCGAATGTAATTCTCACATTTATCTCTTCATTCGATGGAGTTAACACGGGGATAGTTAAATCTAGTGAAGGCGAATTTTCTCTAACTATTTTTCTAATGTTTTGAGAATCTCGAATTGGCATTGTTTGGATGAATTGTGCGATAGTCATTGGGTCTCTAACACCATCTATTTCTTTAAGTAACATTTCCAATTGTTTGGTCATGTAGGGGTTTACCGTTGCATTTTTGTTTTGTTCGTCTAGACCTTTTAGTGTTCTTTCATCTTGTGGTGTTAAAAAAGATAATTTTACTTTCTTTTTAGACATTTCTAGATAATAGTCAAATTCGTTGTTTGCATCTAACTCAACACCAGCTTCGTTAGTTTTGAGTACTGATAAATCAATTGTGGCCTCAAAAGACTCCTTTGTTTTTGGGTCTGTTAGGGTGATTTTGTAATCTGACCCAAAAGCTGTATTTCTTAAAAATACTAAGACAGCTTCTTTATCACATTCTGGCATATCCATAACATTAATATCTTTATCTAAAATTTTTCTAGATAATAAGGTATTAATTAATTCACCGTTAGCTTGTAATGCTGGTGTCGCCAATAAATTTTCGTCTGAAGCATTTAAATAAGTTACCTTAAGAGTTTTTTTCTTATTTTTATAAAAGACTCCCTGAGAAGGTAAACTCACCATATCATATGGTAATATTGTTTCCGGTTGTTGTCCTACTTGTTCTTGCATAGCTTATAATTTAATATATATATTATAATAGTAAATATATATGTTTAGTTTTTATTAATTTAAATCTGTTGCGCTATAAGCATTGTAAAATACAACATTAAAGTAAAGTGATTTGCAATAAAAAAGCCCTAATTAAAGGGCTTTTATAAAATATATTTGTTTTAGTTTAATAAACTAAGATACATCTATCTGGTCTTAATGTGGCTGAAATATTTGCAAGACCGTCATCACTGTAACTTAAATCATTAAAGTTAACGTCAGTTAAGAAACACCCTTGTAGAATCCATTTCTCCACCACAACACCTGTTGGGTCTAGTAATTCTAAGTCAATGTTTTTCTTATAACCCGCAGCGTAACCCATTCTACCTGTTACTGATTCCGCGTGTGTTCTAACCCATTCCATTAACGCTTGTGCGGCAGATGGTCCGATTGGGTCTCTGAATGTAACGTTTATTGTGTTCCATACAAACCTACCCGCTACATACGTAGAGGTGTTAAGGAACGGTACTTCTACAGAGTTAATAGTAACCTGTGGTCTAGAAGTACTTTCTACATACCATTCATTAATTCCCAGAGAAGAGTCGAATCTTAAAATAAACCTATTCTTTTTCTTTGGTTCATAAGGTATAGGCATTTTCATTAATAAGTCAGCCATATCTTTTTAATTTTTTGTTTTTACTTTTTTATTATATACTATAAATATATCGGGAATAGAAAAAATGTCTTAATCGACTTGTTTTAATACTATTTTGTTCATTCCACCTTCAGATGTGTCGTAAACCACAAAATCTACATCTGGAAATTCTACTTGTAATACCTCTTGTATAAAAGGAATTATTGCGTTTATGTTACCCAAATCATCATCACTAAACCCAACTGAGAGTTTTTTATCCCCCGTATTTACCATTTGAGAGGCTTTGGAGACTATATTTGCAACGTAGTCTCTTAATGCTATCTTTTTATTTTCCTCTGGATTTGCTGCCGAGCCACCCTCCAAACCAAATCTATCGGTAAACATTTTGGATGTGACTGGGTGGTATTCATGTGAATCTAAATAAGTTTTTAATACTATTCCTGCGTCTTCCCCTTCTAATTCAGGGTATGTTTGTTGGATATTGTCAATCATTCTCCCCAAGTCTTCTTCACTAAATGTGTGTGAAATGACCAAATCCATACCTTTTCTTAACGCTCTAGGATTGTGTCCTCTTGCAGTTATTATAGATATCGGATTTGCATATATTAGTGCTTCTTTAAATTTATCGAATGAAGGTGCGAATGAATTAGTACTTAGAGCCTGTTCTAAATCACTAATAAATGCATCATCATCTATAAAATTATCAAAGGCACCATCATCTAATTTATAACCATCACTATCTCTAACCAAAGCAAATTCTTCTGTACCAACATTAATAGGTTCCCACCCATTATCAGTCTTCTTTAACATTTTAATTGTGGTGGGCATTTTAAGAATATTATCATCCCAATCGAAACTATATGCTCTAATGCCTGGAGATTGTTCTTCTATTAAACCACCCACTCTTTTTAACTGTTCTTTAGTTATTATTATTTGTTGTGACATATAATATAAATACCAATTAATTTGGTTTAATCGATTTTATTTATTATCTTTGTAGTATGAAAAATCTAATAAAAATATTATCTTTGTTTCTCCTACTCAGTTCCTGCATTAAAGAACCAATATACCCCCCATGTACAACCACATACCCAACAACACAAAATAATGGAGATTATGTAGAGACTAACTTCCTAGAAGGATGTTGGATTTTAAGAAGTGGGACCATGTATGTCCAAAATTTAGATACTGAGGAGAATACTGAAATATTTTTATTCGGTAGTGGTTTAAGTAGTAGTTTACGATATGATGGGATATCATTATTTTCTTTTGAGAATATAGTTAGACACCAAACGACTTGGTGTTTTGACTTCCCGGAAAATGTTCCAGGAAATGGAAGTTTTACTATAGACGGGGATTCCATATATCCGTATGGTTTAAATGTAACAACAAATAATGTTACAGTAACTGAAGATATTTCTGGTAACTACCAACTATTAGGTGGTTCATCAAGACCAATCCACTACGAAATAGTTAATGTAGAGAATAAAATCATAAATATTTATGTTCAAGAAACTTATGAGAATATTTATGGATATAACTACTACTATTTTTCAAAACTACGATTTAAAAAATTGTAACTTATAGTTAAAAAAATCGTATATATTAATAGAAGTTTAACCTTTTAAAATAAAAATTATGTTAGAATATATTATACCTTACCTACTTATCTCACAAATATTAATGTTTGTATTTTTGTTAATTAATGAAAAAGACATTTATAGTAGTTACCTTTCGTTTGAGTCTAGACGAGGTGATGAACCCACTAACAAGTGGTATGTGTTCTACATTATCTCACACATACTTAAAGCACCTATATTAGCTCCAATGATATTGATTTTAATATTACTGAATGGTGGTAAATTAGTTAAGTAAAAAAGGTCCGTAAGGACCTTTTACTTTTTACTTTCTTCTTGACCTTTTCACTTTTCTAGATTCTGCCATTCTTTTTCTTGGCTTTCTAGACTCACGAAAATCTGTATCTTCTTCATCACGGTCTTCATGGTCTTCATCATAACCCATATCTTTTTTAAGGTACCCTAAATGGTCCTCAATCGCTTTAACATGGTCTTCCATAGACATTTCTTCTTTTTTATCATGTCCTTCATCATCACCATAGTTATAAGTCTCCTCCCCCTCACTATCTTCTTCCAGGTTCTGTGTCTCCATCATTTCTTTATATTTTGCGGTTGGTGTTCCCATCATACCGAAATTTTGACCGTTTCCAGCTCCGAGGTTTTCTTTAACTAATTTTTCTATTAAGTTAACTAAATCCCCCTCTTTTAATTTAATCTTTTTCATATTTTTAGATTTTTGATATAGGTTTTATTATTTGTTTCATCTTTTTTATATCCTCTTGGATTAGTTTTTCTTTTTCTTCTTTTGATTCTTGAATTTTTTCTCCTTCTTCGACATCTAGATGAGCTATTTTGGGAATATCATCATGTTCCTCACTAATCTCTTCGTCATCAACAGTAACGGTATCTAATTCAGGATAAGGAAGTGGGTCTTTTAATGAATCTGGGTTTGCCATTGCTCTTTGGTCTCTCCCAGAAGCGATTGCGTCAGCTGTAATAGTCATAAAGTTACCTAATTTGGTGATAGAATTGGCTAGTTTTTTTCTAGTATCACTATCTTTAATCATCTCATAGGCTTTCTTTATCCCGTTTAGAACGTTTTCCAAACCTTCAGCCGCAGCAACACCCGGATTTCTGTCATATTGACCTTGTTCCATTAGAGTACCAGAATAATCATCACTATTTAAATCCAACCCTTCGTTCTTGATTGATTCTCTAATTAATTGGTGACATTCTTTAATAATTGTATTAATAGAATTTTGTTTTGTCTCCTCTAATCTCGCTAATAATCTATCTAATTGTTCTTCACTTAAAATGACATTCTGTCTTTTACCTTCTGTAAAAACTTTCTTATCACTTTTTGTTTGACTTAGACTCTCGGTTAATATTTTCTTACTGAATTTCATATCTTTTCTTTGTTATAAATACTATATATCTTCAAAAGAAGCTCCGGTAGGTGTTATCAAGAACTCAACAAATATATATTCTAACGCTCTTGTTGGCTTAATATATATCTTACCGTTCATTTCATTTCTATCTATTTCTTCAGGGTCGTTAGAAAGTACTACTCTAAAGTCAGTTAAACCTCTATCTCTTCTTATAGAGTCTAAAATTGGGTTAACTAAGTCTAGGAATTGTTGTCTTACGATATCATCATTTTGTTCGAATATTAATCTTACTGAAACAGCTGATATTAATTTTCTAGTTTGTAATAACAATCTTCTAACATTAATTCTATCTAAAGCAGATTCTCTAATTTGTAGTGTTTTATTACCCCAGATTATTGGACCCACGTCACTAAATGTTGCGATAGGGTTAAGTCTACCCACATATAATGTATCTCTTTCATCTAAAGTCAGTTTCTTTCTAGCTTTCACTGCGTCCACTAAACCTCTTGTATACCCTGCCGAAGCGAACCATGGGAATGAGATATTATCTGTTAATGCGATATTTCTCATTACCTCTGCTGTTGGTGGGATATAAATTTGTTTATTATTTGCCGTATCTCTTACTTGTATCCAAGGGTAGTAAGTAGCTGTATAGTTAGAATCAATTAATGAATCTTCTAGGTTGTCCACAGCCTCTTCTGGTGTAACTTGATTTGTGGTGTCTGTCGTGTCAGCTACAAACATATTGTAATCTGGTGTTGTTACCACATATAGAGAGTCTGCTCTTTCCGTCTCTACCATATCTATTGCTTCATTTACAAGACCTAAATTATCTACATAATCTAAACCTGGTGTTGTAAACACATTAATATCTACCGATTCTGGGTTATTGTAAGTTTCTATAGCTCTAAGGAATGCAAAGTAATCTGTATTTGCTTCAGTAGAACTTAATTTCTTAAATGAACCTAGTCCAGTACCTAGTGGGAAATCACTACTCGTACAAGCTCCTGCTAAGAAACCACTTAGTCCCATTCTATAATCATCTGTATTAGACCTAGTTTTTCTGTAGATATCCCAACCATCAAAACCACCGTGTGGTGCAACCGTAAACTTACGACTTCTAAGTTTTTTATAAGTTTCTGTACTTAGAGTTGGTTCAGTGTTAAATTGACCTGCTCCACAATCAAATACCGGTAATCCATTTAAGGTAGTACCAGTCCAGTCAGTATAAGCTCCACTACCACCTATAACTACAGTAGCTCCAGAATCCATGTGGAATCCTTTAGTGATTACGTTCCACTCACCACCATCTGTTGCTGTACATAATGTAGTTGGTACTTGTTTTCCTTTATAGTTGAAGAAGTCTGGGTCATAAGCTGCACCCGCACTATTGGACACACCTAGATAAACTTTACTTACTTTATCACCACCACTTACGGTCTGATTATTCACTGTACCACTACCAAAAGGAGGGTCATAAAGTGCTTCACCTGGTTTGTAGTATTTTGTTTTATATATTATCTTAGGGTTAGTCGGACAAGTACCATAAGCTCTAAATCTGTAACCCTCAAATCCTGCTGGTACTGAATTGGCGAATGTACCATCTAATAATCCTTCACCTAAATATAACATTGTGTATTTAGATTTTAATTCAAACTCACCTGTAGATGTACCTATCTTTCTACCAATAAAGGAAACTTTTGTTGGGTCTAGACTACATCTAGTGTATTTTTCTAGTACGTTTGGATTTGCGTCAGTATCATAGAAATCTCTTACTAAGACATCAAATTCACCCCTCTCAAACGACATATTAATTAATGAAATTTTAATTTCTCTGTTTGCTGATGTACCATCAGATATAGAAATAAATTTAAATAATCTATACACATCAGTACCTTGTAACTCTGAAACAATCCATGGAGTTTCTGGTGTTGTCCATTGATGCATGTACCAAGCGATAGTATTTGTGTTGGTTGTATTTCTTGCTGATGGTAAATATTGGAAACAACATTGTAACCCCCTAACTTTTCCTTTTTTCCAAGAGTCAGTTAATAATGCTGGGTATGCTTCTTCTACAAATAAAGGTACCTCTTCTTTCTTTTTATCAAAAGGACTTCTACCAAATACTCTCGATACATAATCTTGTGACGTATTACTCATAGAAGTTTTAAATGTATACGCTGTACCATCTACAGTTCCTGCACTAACCCCAAACGAAGCAAATGGATTTTCTAATACCTTATGGTAATCCCCGGTACATTGGAATGTGGCTGTATTTGCACTAATAGAGTACACTGGTCCACCCGAGGCTTTATCACTCAATCCTCTAGACCTTAAAGTTAATACTACCATACCATCATATTCACTGTCAGCTGATAAATTTGTGTAGGATACATAATCCATTATTACATTACCAGAATAAACTATTGTACCAGCACTTGTTGTTCCTGTTGCTGCCGAATAATAACCATCATATCCTGAAGGTCCAGCTGCAGAGAAAGCTATATCTATTGGATTACCACTAATATATAGTTGGTACGAAACCCCACTATATGTAGAACCTGTACAACATGTTGTACTATTGTCATTATCAAATAAAGCGTAATACCAAGAATCGTTTTTATATGATTCCCAGTCACTACATTCACTACCCAAGACGTTAGTCACCGTTACTGCTGAAGTTGCAGCTGTTAATGTATTTACGGTATTTGCTGTAGCTGCGTTAGTAGTTGCACTAGGTATACAACCATATTGGTAGACTACTGGACAAGGCCAAGCAGTCGTTCCTGAAGCTGGAGTTTGTGAACCACCAGTATAACATAAAGTATTAGATGCTGTTTTAAGACTTAAACTTGAAGCGAAAAAATCAAGGAACGATTGTTTTAACGTTGGTAGTGTAGTACCATTTGTTAATGTTACCGTTTCACCAAATTCGGTATCTGTATCAGATGTTCTAAAGTGGTTTAATACCACACCTGGAATTTGTGAGAAGAAGTCACCATTCATCGCATCATTAATAAATGCAGTTTCACCCACAGTGGTATTAGTACCAGTTAGTGGAACTACGAAAGGTAATACTGTACTGGTAGTAATCGCCGAAGTAGTACTACTTCCTGAAACACCAGTAGCTCTAAAACTCTTAGGGTCTAATTCCCCTAAAGTTAATACACTAAATGATGGTCCTGCATCATAACCACTAATACCCAATACCCTAGTCACAAATAATTGATTTGATTGACTTAAGTAAGACTTAGCTATATATCCTAACTCATATTTAGGAATTTGTGAATCCACGTATGTTGTTGGTGAAGTACCACCAAACCTTGTTGTAAAGTCATCATACGATTGTATAAAAATAGGTTCGAAAGCTGGACCTTTTAGAGTTTCACCAACCATACCTAATGTTGTAACACCTACACTTTGTGCTACAAATGTTAAATCTTTCTCAGAAGTATATACCCCTGGAGAAACAAATACCTTATTACCGTCTGCCATGTTTTTATAATTTTTAAAATATTTTATTTTCTTTATTATAAATACAAGGGGTATTATCAAAAGTTACGTAGTAAATTACTATATTTACCCCTTAGTAGGTAAATTTTCATACTTTTTTCATACTATATAGTAGTTATAGCAAAAATATCCTCTATAATGGCCAACAAAGACAAAAAACCAAAAATAAAAAATTTAAAGATAAGTGAAGAGGTTCATTTTACCCTAAAAGAGTATTGTAAAAAAAACGGACTTAAGATGTTTGCTTTTGTAGAACAACTAATAAGGATAAATTGTAAATCTAAAAGAGATATTTACGGGGAATAATTAATATATTAATTTCTCTTGTAGTGTTAAAGTGGCAGGTCCAGGATTACTTTTAACAACCTCAACCACTAACGTATCACCAGGGTTTATCATTAATACCTCATCAATAGTATGTGGTACTTCATTTATATAAAAGGAATAAGAAACCACATTTTTAATTCTTAAAGCTGAAATATTAACCTTATAATCGTAGTTAAGGACTAACTCATCAACACCAGTGTCAAAAGTTAATTTAGTATTGACTTTATCTGGATTTTTAGGTGACCCCTTTCTTTCCTTTTTTCTTTCTTTTGCATCAAAACCAAACATCACTAACTCACGACTAATAGCTGGTTTAACCTCAAACTCCTCCTCATCCAATAAAAATCCCTGTAGTTGGAATTGATAGTTTTGTTGGTAGTATCTTCTTTCTTCAGTATCTATCTTACTTTCGTCACCTATAGAATTCATTACAATTGGTATGTAGTGTCCTTTTACAAATGTGTAAGCTTGTCTAGATGTGAACTTTTGTAGAACCACTCTATTAAAGTTATTAAGTTCTCTCATTCTATTACAAATAATTTTTACATCATATATTATATCGACTGGAACTGGTTGTGGTATTGTATATATATCATATCCTTTTCTGTTACCGTCCCAGGTTGGTACCTTTGCATAATGAAACTGTTTTCTATCTGGTATGGTATATTGTAAAGCTGGATTACTGCCGTACTGCACTTCTGGATTTCTAACAACCACAATAAAAGGTAGTTCTACGTTTTTGTCTTTTGTAGAAAATTTCCATGTTTGTGCCAACTCACCCCACCTTTGTAGTGTAAGGATTCTATCTATAACATTAATCTTTTTCCCATTACTTACAGTTTTTAATTGTTCTTCTACAAAATCTAACATACCCCTATCCATATCTGCATGTAGTACTGACTTCGGTAGATAGGTCCCATCTTCAGTTATTAAATTTGCGAGTTCTTTTCTTCTATTAGGTGTAGTTATGCCATTGTACCCAGTAGGGTAGTGTCCCTGGATTGGTCCCGGAGATATATTCAAACTCTTTTTTACTTTCTTTGGTAATGCCATTATACTCCTTTAAATTCATTAGGACTTACGTAAGAACACATAACAGTTCTATAAAAAGCCTTATACCCACCTATAGTGTGTTTATTATCAGATGTTACTCTACCGTCATTTGTTACGGTATAATATCTCATTTTATTTTCCGTTTCAGCATAACCTATATAGTCACCATAATTAATGTCTATATTTAATTCATTTAAATGTTTTATATAAACACCTAAAGTCATATTCCCTGGTTCTAAATCTTTAACTAACCCACCCGCGTAACTATCAAGCTTTGGTTCATCTATTTTAACATAAGCATTAAACTCTACTGGTGGTTTATATCTAATTTCTTCTGGACCAGATTCACCATATACATCATCTACATCTGAAAGTCTTGCATCAACCCTAAATAAAACTAAAGTAAAATGCATATCACCATGTAACCACTCCATACCTACATTCTGTTCTAACTGAAAATCTTCAGAACTAAAAAATCTAGATATCCGTGTAATAGGTATTTTTTTATTTGCCATATAATATGTCCTTTTATTATAAATACAATTTGTCTTTCTTTTCTCTTTTTATTATATTTTTAATATGGAAAATTTCCCACCAGAAATTAAAGCTAAGAATTCATTAGCGGATTATAGTGGGGCCAATAACTACATTATAGGCCTCAGAAATAATATGCTGAATAGTAAAACCTTCACATTAACACGTTCACAAGCAGACTATATTAATAAAAATTACATCGAAAAACCTAAGGTTGTGAGGTTGTGGATGGAAATAGATGATTATTTAGCAAAAGAATATATGTCCACAAAATTTTTACAATCCCCACCTAAATCTATTTGGATTGAGAAATTACTTTCTGAAACAGAGAAAGCTTATCATGTTTGGGGTAAGGTTATTAAGTCGGACTCTCTTAATGCTTTTTGGGTACCTAAAAACCAGATTATTCCTAGAGCTAATCCTGATGTTGTGGTGGATTTCGGTGAGTTTTCTCATCGTCCACCATTCGAACACCAAAAAACAGCTATAACTAAACTAGTATCCAATAAGAAATATATCCTAGCTGATGATATGGGTTTAGGTAAAACTAGTTCTGCTATTATGGCTAGTATAAGTTGTAAGGTCAAAAAAGTGTTAATTATTTGTCCCGCCTCATTAAAGGTTAACTGGAAAAGAGAAATAGAAAACTACACGGATGAAACTGTAGGTATAGTGGAAGGTAAGAAATGGATGGATGGTAAATATGTAATCATTAACTATGATATACTTAAAAACTACCACTCTTTACCCAAAGACAAAGATAAGAAAAAACAAATTCTAGATTCTAAGTTTGACTTGGTTATAATAGATGAAGCACATTATGTGTCGAATGGAAAAGCTCAAAGAACTAAATTAGTTAACAACTTAACCTCTAAAATAGATAGATTGTGGTTATTATCTGGTACCCCAATGACATCTCGTCCTATGAATTACTATAATCTATTAAAGTTAGTTGGGTCTAGAGTAGCTAATAATTGGATTAATTATGTTAGAAGATATTGTGATGGTAAACAAATCTTTAGGGGTTATAGAAAAATATGGTTAACTTTTGGTGCTACTAATCTTGAGGAATTGCGTGACAAGACTAATGATAAGGTTTTACGTAGATTAAAAGAAGATGTATTAGATTTACCCGATAAGATTATCACCCCAATTCATATGGAATTAAAATCTAAGACCTATGAGGACGAAATGGGTGACTACCTTGACTGGAGAAGACAAAATAGAAATAGGGGATTATCTATACAACTTTCCAAACTTATGAAAGTTAGACAAATAATAGCTTTAGAGAAGGTTAAGGAAACAACTCAACTAATAGAACAATGTCTACAACAAGATAAAAAAGTTATTGTGTTTACTAATTTTACAGAACCATTAATGACTTTACATGAAAAATATAAAAAAGAATCGGTAATCCTTAATGGTACTATGAAAAAAGAAGATAGACAAGAAAGTGTAGATAGATTCCAAAATGATGACAAAGTAAAAGTTTTTATAGGAAATGTAAAAGCAGCTGGGGTGGGTATTACCTTAACTGCTGCGGAAGTTGTAATCTTTAATGACTTGTCATTTGTACCATCTGATATGTCTCAATGTGAAGACCGTGCATTTAGAATAGGACAAGATAAAAAAGTATCTTGTATATACCCTATTTATGACAATACTATAGAAAGAACCATATATGAATTAGTTAATAAAAAGAAATCTGTGATAGACACTGTTATGGGTGATAATATTAATGAAGAAGATATTTTAGGTGAAATTTTACTTGGTTTGTAAAAACAAGCTTTTCCTTATATTTATATAAAAACAATTGTTATGAATAAAAAAGAATTCACAAAAAAACAACTTAAAAAACAGTTAACTACATTAACTGAAGAAAAAAGTGCTCGTTCGGAAACTGCACTCAAGAAGGATTTAAAGAACTCATTTGATGCGTTAAAAAAATTAGACCAGGTTACTACAGGTCAAAAAATAGGTGATGTTACAATAACAAAAGCTATGAATAAAAAAATTAAGAACGCTAAAAGATATATAGAGGATTTATATGATAACATCACTGATGGTGAAATAGAAGAAAAAGAACAGAACGAAGAAAACGAAGTAACTGAAAGAAATGAAAAGTCTGAAGGTTATGGAAGAATGTATAATGCACTAAAGGGTGTAAGAGAAAGTAAGGTTATTAAGATTAATGAAGATACATTAAAAAGAATTGTTGAACGGGTAATAAACGAACAAGAACAGAATATGGATAGGGACATCCCTATAGCATATCAAAATGAGGTAAGTTTAGAAGATTTAACAGAAGCACAATTGGCAGAGTTATATAGTTATATTGAGTGGATTAAATCTGTATTAGAAGCAAAAGCAAATCAAGGTAACCCTTAAATAACCTACATATATAAGATAATTAATTAAAGGTCCTCACTAAGGGCCTTTTTTAATGCCAACTTCCAAGTATTTATATAGAAAGGATATATTATGCCAGCAACAATTGAACCAGCAAAAAGAGAAAAACTATTTAACCAAATAAGACACATGTTAGGTGCACCTATTAGAGGTGTTGAACTTGAAGATGAAATGTTGGATACCGCTATTGAATTAGCGATACTCGACTATGGTCAGTATGTACAGGATTGGTTAATAGAAAATCAGTGGTCATCATTATATGGTCAGGACTTGGATGTTATATCATTAACTAGTGCTTTCTTAACTAGGGACCTAAGTTTTGAGACATCATTTACCTACGCTTATTCTAAAATAGTCGGTTTACAAGCTGGAGGTCCGTACCAACTAAAACAAGACTACTTTAATCTAAGTGCGGACACTCAAATATATGAAATCCCAGCTGGAAGAGAAATTAACGAAATTATGTGGTATAGTAGAGCGGAACTGAATGAATCTTTTATTGACCCATTCTTAGGTGCTTTTGGTGGTTTCGGGGGTGGAATGGGTATGGGTGGTCCAGGTGGTTTTGCACAGATGGGTATCCAAGGTTCCTATTTTTTAATGCCTGCTTTTGATATTCTTTTAAGAATGCAGGATAGAAATCTAAAGAATAGACTGATTGGTGGTGAGATGACATACAGAATTACTGCTGGTGCTGGTGGTGTCCATGGACCTAAATACGTTCATTTATACAATGTACCCGGTGGAAGATTTGATTTCGGTAGTATTATGAGTAACCAACATAGAGTATGGTATTGGTATTATGATTCTGGCCCTGAAAACAGGGACGAGTGTTTAGCACAAAATAAAGATATTGTGTTATTACCTAGTGATGTAACTTTAGACGAAATGACTTTTACAGAACTTAACCCACCAGCTCAAGCATGGGTAAGACGTTACTTTTTTGCTAAAGCAAAAGAAATGTTAGGTAGAGTTAGAGGTAAATTTAGTGGTAATCTTAAAACACCGGATTCTGAACTAACTATGGAATACGCTGACTTACTTAGTGAGTCTAAAGATGAAATAGCAAAACTAGTAGAAGAATTAATGGCAAGACTAGAAAGATTACGAAATGATAAAATGTTAGAGCGAAAAGCTCTTGAAGCTGAAAGTCTAAATAAATCGCTAGGATACAGACCGATGAATCCTGGTTCTATATTTGTAATATAACATGGGATTTTATACTAAAGTAGATTATAGTAGGCAATTAAAACAAAGTGGTGATACAATCGGTGTATTTTCTGGCTCTTCAACCTTTGAACAAAATTTAGATGTGGGTTCTGCCTGTACCGTTGGTTTAGGTATAACAGGTTGTGGTGATTTTATGGTTTATAAATGTAAGGACTGGACGGAAATGTGTGGTGCTTGTAACTACACGGCATCCACTACCGGTTATACATTTATGGTAGCACCCTATTCCTCAACCTCAGCATCATCTATGGTGACAATAACACCATTCTCTGCTATAACAGGATATACTCCAGTTGTAGCTATAGGCAAATTACCCACCCCTCCCTTGAGTGGTACTAACAGTAGCTTATCGACAAATCCTGGCATTAGTGCGAGTACGGTACAAATAGGCAATCTTGGTTTATTATTGGATACCGTCACCACTGGTAATGTTGATTTACAAATAGACGAATCTGGTAATGTGGTTAGGGGGTCCTCCTCCTCAAAAAGATACAAAACATCTCTTAGAAATATAGGTAGTGAAAGATATAAATCATTATTAGATTTAAATACCTATTTCTTTAAGTATATAGAAACGGGAGCAGATGGTTTTGGGTTAATTGCTGAGGAACTAGATGCATTGGGTTTTAAAGAATTAGTTATTTACGATGGACAGGGTAGACCGGATAATATACAATATAAATTATTGTCAGTTGCTCTCTTAAACCTTTTACAAGGATTATACAAAGACGGGATGAACCTCTATATTGAGCCAACCACTGAAACGGACACAACAACAAAAGTAGTTAATGGTGATTATGTTAGTAATGGTGAAGATTTATTGGTGGTTACTGAATCTTGTAAAATAACCTTAAATTCCAAAAACGATAAAAAATTAAAAATTAAGTCTTTGTCAAATGTGGAGGTGGTTCCAGATAATGGTTTAATAGATATGAAATGGGAATCATTACATCTAGATGGGGATAGTTGTGTTGAGTTTTCTTACGTAGAGGACTTATCGTCTTGGGTTATAGTTAGTTCTGATGGTCTAAAGAATTCCTAATTCTTCCATAAAGTAATTTTCACTCAACTCCATTTTTACCCAGTAATCTTTTTCTTCTGGTGATAAGGTAAGTATTTCTTCTAGTGAATCCTGGTCACCTTCTTTTCTAGGTACACCATTAATTAACTCACACTGAGTTTTTGTATAATATTCTCTATCTTCTGGATTCTTTTTTAATAAACTATCTCTAACTTCTTTTTTAAAACAAACCAGTAAGGGTTCAACTCTTTTATTGAAGGTGGAGATATATCTAGGTACGTTATACTCTCCTTTCATCCCATTTTCTAAATCATTTTCAGATATTAAGTATGAATTTAAGACTATTTCTTCGGTTCCATCTTTTTTCTTTTTTCTTTGTACATCACCATGTGACATAGCTGTACCATTATTTACGTAGTAAATGGTATCCCCTAAAGACACCTGTATGTTATTAGATATAACTAATTCCATATGTGCTTGTCTAGCCATTAAATTTCCAGCTTTTGTTCTTTGTGTGCATCTTTTTTTATAAGATTCTATGGTTTGTTTTACTCTAGACTTATTAGCTATTTTTGCGAGTAATATATCTCTATCGTAGATTTTTTGTAAGTACTCATAATAATATTCTACAAAATCACCACCTCTACCTTCTAATAACATTCTAAGTCCTTTATCTATAAACTCCTCTAAGTATCCCTGAATTTTTTTAGATTTAATAGAATTACCAGTTAATTTTACAACTCCACTAGGCATTAATAAAGCATAATTTTTTCTAGCTACGTTAATACAGGAAGGCCATTGTCCATCAGTATCTAACCCCATTTCACCTCTCATAAATAAATCATTATATTCAGCAACATCAGCCTCACTACCCTGATACTCCTTACCCTTTTTAACTAATTCATTATTACCCAAACCAACATAAGACCTATCCTCCACATCTAGAGGACAAGAAAAGTTAACACCATCTGTATCCATTACCAATGGGTCATAACCTTTATCCATAAAAAATCTAACCATCTGTCTTAGATACTGTCTAGCTGTACAAGTTACTTTTTCACCCATATTCATATCACCCCAAGGAAAAACTTGTGGAGCTGACAAAGAACCAAACATAGAGTTTATAAAAATTTTAATAGGTAATTGCTTTCTACCATAAGACTCAGATTTCTTTTTATCTTTAGTGTAATATTCAGAAGCTAAATTTTTATACATAATTCTAGTATCTCTAAAATACTTTAACATACCTTTCATAGCATCTGTAATATCACATTCTGGAAATACGTTGTGAACTAATTGTATTGATGGGTAAAGTGAACTAAAGTCTAACTTTAATACGTTAGTAGAGTAACCTGTTTTTACAAGTCTAGAAAGTCCACCTACAAAAGGCCTTTTAGAGTCTTTTGATGGTACCGCTAATCCTTTGTGATAAGACCACGCCAACATTAACATTTTCCATAAAGTCGCTGTACCCATTGTTGATACTCTTTCATATGATGTTGGTACCATACTTGCTAGTAAGAACGAAGCCTGGTTAAATTGTCCGTCTACTTCCATGGTTTCCCATAAATCGTCCATTAAGTATCGTTCTACAATTTCTGCACCACCAACTTTTTTATAAACGTCCGGAAACTTTTTATCTATATCAAACAAACCTTCAGACCCAACTGGTTTATATTTTCCATTTTCAACATTTAAATAAAATTCTTTATTTTCCCTATGTGTTGAGGCTATTTTATCACCCTCAACGTATACTCGGTTAGGCTTTTCTGATTTGGCAAACTTAGTTATGTATTTTAGTCCCCAACTTTTTATTTCTGAATTAATTGTTTGTGCACGTCTTACCGCATGTGCAATATCTAACGAATTACACCCCCATATTTTTATTTGTTGGTAGTCCTCAATTTCAGCACCTAACTTTAAAACACTGTCTTTAAACTTATACCCTTCATTTGGATTTAGGGTTTTAAACTCTTTTGTGTCCATTTGTAGTATTTCTGCTCGTTTAAAAAGCCAATTCCAGTCAAAATTAGATGAGTTATAACCACCTATTATACTAGGTTGCAACTCCTGAATAGTTTCAAAAAATTTATATATTGCCTCAGATTCTTCTAAGTCATTATCCCCAATTTCTATTACTTTTTCAAACCCTCTATTATCCTTCATCCCAATCATAAAAATTCTACCATCTTCTGGATTTAATGCTGTAGTCTCGAGGTCAAAAACAAATCTATGTATATCATCATACTCCTCGAAACCTTTAAACAATCTTTTTTCTTTTTGTACCAAGTATTGTTCTATTGGTGGTAGAATCATAATAGCATCTCTATTGTCACTATCCCAAGGATTTATACCACCTTGCCTAAAAAAACTCACCAAGTCTCTATATGTTTTTGTTGTTTTAATTAAATAAGTTAAACCATTATTTAACCTTTCATCGTCACCACTATGTAATTTTTCTATTAAAATACCGTGTTTAGATATGGCTTGTTTTTGAGCTTGTTTACTACCGTTATAAAAATTCTTTTTACTTAAATCACCTACCCAACAAAACGGTATAAATGTGTCCGTCTCAATAACCTTACCCTTATCAGGATACTCCTTTATTTTATATATTTTACTACTTCTCCACCCATATTCCAAGGCTACAATATACTTTTCTGGGTCATTACCAAGTAAAAACGCTTCTATCTCCTCTGGAGTAGCTTTTTCTGTCATATTTTCTGTATTTAATTCTTGCATGTGATTACATACAAAGATAGGTAAAGAAATTTAAGTAATCAATAAATTAACAAGGTGGTGTACAAGGTTCCCCAACAAAAGAATCCGTTATGTTAATAAATAAATCTTCACGGATAGGAACAATTAATTCTGAACAATTCTGTTCATGAAAATATATGATAAATTGGCCTTCAAATCTACCTACTTTATTAACATCTCTAGATTTCCATTTATAATAAATGTAATATTCGGTAGGTGCATTAACAGATGTGGGTGTTTTTGCTACAATATTTGCCGCAGCATTTAATATTTTAGGGATTCCAGTCTTAACATCTTTCATAGAAAAATATATACTAGAATTAGCTAGTTTATCGTGAAAACTATTAAAGTCGTTTCTACCATCTTGTACGACTTGCATTTTTAATATTGGTTCTAGTGAGTTTTTTCTAATAAAAAATTCCATTTATCTTATTTTATTATAAATATCATACAAATGACTTATTACTGACAAACACATACGTCTAACTCTCCCACATAAATCTCCACGTCAGGAACTGCTCTAACTTGGTCAAAAGTCATAGTAACGTTTACTGGTGCGCCTCTAAGTACTAACCAACCTATAATATCTAACCATGTAGTTGTTGCTGGAAGAAGTTCCCAAGTTGCCCCAGGACCCGTGTCGTAATCTATATACACACTTTCTACGTACCACATCCAGGAAGTTCCACCACTAACTATACCAGTACAATAAGGTAGTCCAGCGACAGTACCTCCCCACCATCCATATCCATGTGTGTAACAGGCAGATGATAAAACTGTTCCATCGTAAAGGTCTTCATTAATAGTTTCAAAATAATAATCACCTACAGGTAAATTTTGATTTGCTGAGTCATCCGAAAAATAAGTTAGTACACTATCGTAATCATAAGTAGTTAGGTCTAAATCATACGTACCCGCAAAAGTAAGACCAGAACATGTACCTGGTGTGTTGTTAGTTATTATACAACCTTCGTTTGAGGGGTCTTCAGTTGATGGGTCTACAGTAACATTACTATCTGAGTATGGTAGGTTACAATCCACACATCCGTTATTACAATGTTCACATTCTTCACAATCTATAAGGCTGTATCGGTCTTTATTAATTGTAAAATTATGGTATATCTCATCAGGTGTTAGTGGTTTAATATAGTACATCATCTGTGATACACCACCAACAAATGAACCAGCAAAATTATCACTTAATAATTGTCTATCTGGTGTTAAATCTAAATCTATAAAAGTAGTACTACTACCTATGGTACATTGGTCACCAGTTAATGGTGTATTTCGTTGTATTAGACTTTCTCTAAGTCCAAAAGTTCCACCACCCCAAGACATATTATAAGCAACACCAACCTGGGTTTGTCTATTGGTATTTAATTGTCTCGGTATTATTTCTTCGTAATTTTCAACTTTATGAACTCTTCTTCCATTAACATAAAAAGTTAATGTACCCAATCTATATTCCCTTTCACCAAACCAAGTTTGTACTTGTGCACCATGACAATCAAAATTAAAATAAGCGTCTTCAATAAATCTTGGGTATTGGTCTTTACATGGGTTATCTTCTGGTATTGGTGGTGTTGGGTGACAACCGTAAGGACTAGAACTACCTTTGTGTGTTCCGTACCTTTGGAATTTATCAGTTCTAACTTTAACTAGGTCATTAATTCCTCCATTATTAAATATTTCACAATCTTCCAGATATAGATTTCTTTCAAAAACAACGTCTACTTGTATCCACGTATCCTTACAATTACCACTTGCAATTATAAAATTACATATTGGTTCTGAATAACTTTCTTCTATCACATAATCACAATTAAAAGTACTACCAGTATTACAAGTTTCACCTGTGGTTACACACTCTCCCGTATATCTAATTGTTCGATACCCTAACCTCATGTCGTCAGTTAGTCTAACACCAAAGGCGTTACTATAGACATCATATTTAGGGTTTGGTGACTTATTTTGGTTGGTTAGTTTTACCTCTTTTTCTTCGGTATTACAACAGCCTGTAATTCCGGTGAGGGTGGTACATGCGGATAAGTAGTCCAGTTGTGTGTCCGCAGATAAACCGTTTCTGTTTTGGTATTTGTCCTCCGCTCTTATTCCTTTATAGAAAAAGAACCCACCATTATTTGTATCCATCACAGACATACCAAATTGTCCAGCTAAACTATAATTTAATAAGTACATTGGCATCTTGTTACCAGCTAGTGGACTACACACCGTAGTTGCACTACCAAAATTGTAAGTAGTGGCGGTACTCTTAAACTGGTATAAATTCCAACCACTTGCATTATAACAATTACCATCACTTCCACATATAATTTCTTGGTCCCCCACAGGGGTGCCACAACAAGGAGAAAGAAAACCAGTACACACACTATCAGTAATTGTTGTTAATTTTAAATAAGTTTCAAAAGACCACCCTTTATTTGGTCTTGTTGGAAGTACTTCATATGGGTAACCATATAATTTATAAAATCCTTGGTAAAATCCACCTCTAAGTTCTTGGTAATACCCTGATGAATCTGACGCGTTCAGTATTGAGGTGTCTGTGTACCATTGAGTTAGGTTCATTTGGGTACCGAAAGCTTTCACTTGGTTCATTTTAAACCTCTTATCAAATTGCCAAGGATTTCCTAGTGCCACACTCAAGGGTAGATTGTCACAGTACGTAGTTAAGTTCGTACTACTTCCATCATCTATCTGTGACAAATTAATTAAACCGTTATCTAACCCCGTCCATATAATATCATAGATTTGATAGTAGTCATTGGTTCCTTGAGCACCACTATAAGGACAATCACAACAAGATTTTGCTTTAGACCAGTGATTTTTACTTAGAATACTAAAAGGTCTATAATTTGTGTCAGTATAATACGTTGATACGGACCCTATTGGGTATTGGTACATACATGTTGTACTTGGTTGTGTACTACAATTAGTGTCATTGAGGTCAATCCATACTGGAAGTATGTCACCGTCATTATATCCCGCAATATCATTAGACCACACTACGTGTGTATTAAAATCTTTCTCATCAGACGCTAAAAATAAATCATAGTACTCACTATAATTAAGTTTACTATCTAATTTATTGAAGTAAAAGTTATTTAAATTCTGTGTTCCCATGTATTAATAAATACTATTTGATTGGTTTAGATATTTATATATAAAAGTAAAATGAAAAGAACTGAAGCAATTAGTCATGTTATCGAAGAATTAAAGGTCTTAGGGGAGTCCTTATCTAAAGGAAAAAGTGTCTCGTCCTTAAAATTTTTAACTTTATCTGAGGTATTTAAGTTTAATATAGAACCTAAATCTCATAGGTTTACCGCTACTTGTTTAGATGAAGCAGCTAAAACCAATAATGATGAAGAACATCTAAAGTTGATACAGGATATTTTAGATGATGAATTAGATAATGAAGATACATCAGAAGAAGAAGTAACTGAATTAGTGGATTTCGATGGTTCTATGGTTAGTAGTAAGATACCTCCGGGTACAGACACTAATAAAACTATTGGTGCCTCTAAAACTACTGATGACGCGGTAAAAGGTACTAGTCAAGCAGGAGTATGGACTGGTGGTGGTCATTACTTTAAAAGATATTATGGTGAGTCGGTAGAGGAAATTGGAGAACATGATATGAGTGAAGTTCTTGGGTTTGAGGATACTGAATTTAAAAATGCGGAGGAGACTATAGAGTATTTTGAAAAGGAGCATGATATGGATGAGGTGGAAGCAACGGAAAGAGCGGAATCTATGGGTAAGACTAAAAATTTAGATGAAAGAGGTCAACAACGTTTAACTGAAAAAGAACGATTAAAAAAATTATCTGAAGATAAAGCTAGAAAAATGATTGAGGTTCTGTTGTCTAAAAAGGACTCAGGTGGTGAGATTTCGGATGGTAAGAATTCTTTGTTAGATATTAAGATAAAACAATTAGTTAGACTTGCCTCTGCGGAGGGAGTTTCTGTTGATGAATTATTAAAGAAAATAGGTAATAATGAATAGTGATTTAAAAAATGATATTTATGTCATACCAGATTCTTTGATGGATATCTTAAAAAAGAACCTTGGTGGTTTAAGTTCTAGTGATAAAGGTTATACTCGGTGTAATAATATGGTGAATGATGGAAAACTAACTTATCCACAAGCTAAAAAATTTAAGCATGAACTAGAAAATGATTTAGAAGATACTGATTATGATGTGGTTGGGGGTGATGATATGTTAGATTTTATAAATACTTCTTTGGGTGGGAGACGTGATAGTGTACATAGTTCTAAAAAAATTAGACAGAATGCTGGTGAAGAAAATGTATTTAAGAAAACTCACACGAAAGATAAGTCTAAAAACCCAACAAAAGTAAGACAAATTAAAGTAGCAAAAAATAGTGACGATATACTTAATAATAGAGCTGTTTATGAAGAAATAGACAGAATAAAACAATTAATAAAATAAATAATTATGGCAGATTTTAATCAAAAACAACCTGGTGAAGCATTAACCAACCAATCAGCAAAGTTTAGAGAACAAATGATTGTAAAAAATACCTACCAAGTAGGTGATGAAACTGGTTATAGTCCTAACCACCCTAATGCATTATCTGATGGTGATGATAAAGGTAAAGGTAACGCTATATACTTAGGTGTATATGGTGAAGATATAGGTACTCGTACTGATATTATGGGTAATGGTGAGGCAAATACTGGTAGAATCAATAATCTCAAAACTAATCTATATAGTAGAAATAACGAATATAGTGCTGGGAATATAGATTCGGGTGATGGTTACGCACCACAACAGTAGATAGATGAAATTAATAGGCTCTTTAATAGAATTATTAACAGAGAATGTTTCTAATAGTGTTATAAAAGACGCTATTACCAATAAACATACTTGTGAACTAAGGTATTTAGATGATGAAAAATTACCTGGTGGTGGTAACGTGCGAGACATCCAACCCGTAGCTTACGGATACTCTAAAAGAGGTAATCCAGTGATTAGAGCCTATCAAACATCTGGACCCTCTTTAAAAGTTAATGAAAAAGGTATACCTTTACCTGATTGGAGGTTATTTAGGGTTGATAGGGTGAAAAGTATGAAACCTAAGAAAGGTGATGACAGTTTATTCTTGACTTTTGGTGAACCTCCACTATATAATCCTGTAGGGGACAACTCTATGGATAGAATGATGTACAACTCAAAATTTTAAATTATGCCAGACATGACAACTTTACAACAGTCTTTAATAAACGCTAAAAAAGTGATGAATAAAGTAGATGGTGGGAATTTCTCAAAAGGAAATATAAACCAATCTATGCCGCCTATGGGTAATGTAACAGACTCTAGTGGTTTATTAAGTGAACCTCCATCGATGAGTACTCCTAGCATACCTAATTTACCCACAGTAGATATTAATAGTGCTAAAAAAGACTTAACACCGAAGGCAAGGATGACTGAAAGTCAAATAAAAAATTCTAAACTACCAGAAGCTATTAAAAAAGCAATGATAGACAACCCAATCCCTGATGTCCCTTGGAATGGTGGTGGTGTTGGTTTGAGTGAGGAATTTTTAAGTGGTGTTAAAAATGAGATGAGTAAACAAGGTATGTCTACTTCTGCACCACAACCACAAAAACAATCACAATTACATCAGTCATCTCCGACCACAAAAAAATTATCTTCTAAAAACCTAAAAAGTATTATAAAAGAATCGGTAAAAGAAATATTAGATGAAGTGGTCAATACTAAAATTAATGAAAGTATTGGTTTAAGAACTGATATGAATGAAAATTTCCAGTTTCGTGTTGGAGATAAGGTTTTCTATGGTAAAATAACTTCCACCAAAACTGTAAAATAAGCCCCCAAACCCCTTTGACAAATTCAATTTTTCCTGTTATAATTAAAACATGGAAAAAAAGAAATATAAAATTTGCGTACTACCCTCTGACAGAACAGGGGTTTCAAAGTTTAGGTCTGTTGACCCACACACTTACTTACAAGATATGTATCCAGATGAATTTTGGGTGGATATAGTTTATGACCCACCTTATTATAATGATGACTTCTGGAAAGGTTATGATTTAATTCATTACCATAGAAGTATTGGTCCAGATTACGAGGCTTCTGCTGCATTAGCTAAAAGACTAACAGAATGGGGGATACCACATATATGTGATATTGACGATTATTGGTTACCTACTGTTGACCATCCGGCTCATATGATTGTAAAGAAGAATAAGATTGATGAGAAGATAATGACTAATCTCCGATTAGCAAGATATGTAACAACTACAACTACTGTATTTGCGGAGGAAATTTCTAAATTAAATAACAATGTTTTCATCTACCCTAACGCGATAGACCACGAAGAAAAACAATACGTACCAAAACCAACAAAAAGTAATAAGGTTAGAGTAGGTTGGTTGGGCGGTTCTTCCCATATAAAAGATTTAGAAATTTTAAGTGGTGTAGCTGGGAGATTGTATACTGATAGAAAAGACCAATTTCAAGTTGTATTATGTGGGTACGATTTAAGAGGTACTATGACTGTTTTTGACGAGAAGACTGGTAAACAAACACAAAGACCTATTCAACCTATGGAATCGGTTTGGTATAAGTATGAGCAGATAATGACTGATAATTATCGAATTATCGGTGATGAATCTTATAAGGAGGAACTTTTATCTTTTAAGAAAAAACAAATTACTGGTGACCTAGATTCTAATTATAGGAGAGTGTGGACAAAACCAATCACTACGTACGCTTCCAACTATAATAATTTTGATGTTAGTTTGGCTCCGATTAAAGAACATATTTTTAATAGGGTTAAATCACAACTTAAAGTTATAGAAGCTGGATTCCATAAAAAAGCTTTAGTTTTACAAGATTATGGACCATATACTATAGATTGTGTGAACGCGATTAAGTATGGAGGTGGGTTTAATGATAATGGTAATGCTCTAATGGTACCAAAAAGTAAAAACCATAAACTATGGTACCAATACATTAAAAAATTAATAGACAACCCTTCATTAGTTGAGGATTTGGGTGAGAGACTTTATGAGACTGTATATCCAAGATATACCCTCAAAACAGTGACTGAACAAAGAGCTCATTGGTATCGGGAATTAATAAGAAAAAGTTAAAATTATGGAAATGATAGGATTTATAACAGCGTTGGGTGTGGGTATCACAATAGGAATGTACATAACAACACAAATAGAAAAAGATATAAATAAAAGAATAAATAAAAATTAAAAACATGTATTATCAAGCAATAGTAGCATTTGAAACCGGGGTTTTAGATAATGAAGGTAACCCAAAAGTAAAAAAATTTAAATATGTAGTGGAAGCGGAATCTCTTTTCGAGGTTAATAAAAGATTGGCGACTTACTTATCTGAGGACACTAGAGATTCTGAGGTCGTATCAATAGTTAAGGCTCCTTTCGAAGACATTCTACACCCACAATTAACACCTCAATATTACAAATAATATGAAAGATAAATTAGGTAGTACTTGGGAAAGAATTAAGAAAGTTGTTAGTAGTGAAGAAACTACTATGGAGGACGATAAAATGTTGGCTCATTTAGGGGTGGATAGTAAAATACTTAAGGAGTTGGAGGAGGAGACTGTTAGGTCCGCCATGGAAGGTGTAAAGCCGGTTATAAAGTACCAAAACACATCAACCAATAAGGATTTATCCTATAAATATCTAGATGATAGTGGTATGGATTTAAGAGCAAACTTAAAAGAACCACTAACTATTAAATCACTAGAACGAGCACTAGTACCAACAGGTATACACTTTGAGTTACCTGAAAGTTTAGAGGTACAGGTTAGGCCTAGGAGTGGTCTAGCTATCAAAAGTGGAATAACTGTTCTTAATACTCCGGGTACTGTAGATAGGGGGTATAATGGAGAGATAAAAATTATCTTAATGAATTTAAGTAATGAAGATTTTATCGTTAACCACGGTGATAGAATAGCACAAGCGGTAGTTTCACCGGTAATTTCGGGAAGGTGGGCTAACCTAGTAAAGGTAAATAATTTAACAAAGACCCAAAGAGGAGAAGGTGGATTTGGGTCAACTGGAATACAATAACATGAGTTTATCTGTAGTATTTAGTACCAAAAAAATAAATGAAGATTTTATTAAACTAATAAAATCCACTTGTGGTGTACACAATGTAGAAATTCTACCTTATGAAAATCCTGGAAAATACTCCCTTAATGAGGTTTATAATATGGGATTGGAGAAGTCTACAAATGATAAAGTTATATTTTGTCATGATGATATAAAATTTGACACCAAAAACTGGGGGAGAAAAATGTTAAAAAACTTTTCTAAGCATCCAGATTTTGGTATTATAGGGGTAGCGGGTACTCGATATCTCTCAACTACCGGAAGATGGTGGGATGATTTTTCTAAAATGCATGGAGCTGTGTACCATGAAAAAGATGGTAATAGATGGTTAACTAGATATTCTAAAGATATAGGTATTAATATAATGCCAGTAGTTTTAGTGGATGGTTTATTCTTTGGTGTATCTAAAAATAAATTAGTGAACGGGTTTGATGAGAACATCAAAGGATTCCACTTTTATGATGTGGAGTTTTGTTTTTCTAATTACTTAGAAAACGTTAGTATTGGTGTGTGCACAAATATTAGAATTACTCATTTATCTATTGGGCAGACTAATGATGAGTGGGAAAAAAATAGGGAGGTTTTTGCTAAAAAATATAAAGATGTACTACCAGTTAAACTTAACAGAGAATTTTACGATAACGAAAAATTTAATTTGTTAGTTACTACAGAAATTTTAGATGAAAATGCAATTGACGCTGCTTTAGACATTAGAAAGTTAGGTCATTCCGTTACTTTATGTTGTGACCATGCTTTACCACACAAAAAATTATTAAATCGTAAAGGTATCGAGGTTTATCCTCTTAATTCACCTCCTGGATTTAAAATGGGTGATGGTGAATGGGCTATTACTAGTCCTAATGGTCCAGTACAATCAGAGAAAGGTAAATTATATAAAATGAAAGAAGTTAGTTTTGATTTAATTCATACAACTAACAATAAATTAACCGAATATATGAAGAATTTTTTCCCTACTATTCCCCAATTTAATAGTGATGATAGTGGTTTAAGTGGTGAGGTAATAAAAAAATATAAAAAAACATTAGAATGGTAAAAATAGTTTCTGGTTGGAGTAATCGTGGTGGGTCTACCTTTGCATTCATAAATCTAACGAATGCACTCAATAAGGCTGGATATGACACAACATTTTATGGTCCTCATGAATGGCACTTAGATAAATGTAAATCTGGTAGGATGAATGAGATAAATATGAGTAAAGATGATACTATGATTTTTCATTTTATACCTTTAAATGGTAGACCTGATGTTAAAAAAGTTTTATTGTCTTGTCACGAAAAAAATATTTTTGAGGTGGGTGACATACCTCAATACTGGGATGAGGTGGTTTTTTTAAATAAAAAACAAAGAGAGTATCACAATAGATATAAAGGTAGATATAGTATTATACCTAATATAAAAGAAGTATTAGAAAATAAACCTAAATCTCCGGAAACAAAAGGTATTGCTGGAATCATAGGTTCTATAGACGAAAATAAACAAACACACGTCTCAATACAAAAAGCGTTAAAAGACGGATTTAAAAAAATTATGTTATTCGGTAATGTTACTGACCCTAATTACTATAATAATTTTGTAAAACCACTTATAGGTGAAAATGTTATGGAGAGGGGTTTTATTAGTGACAAACAAAAAATATATGATGAAGTAGAAGCGGTTTACCTATCCTCAAACAGTGAAGTAGCTTCACTAGTAAAAGATGAATGTGAAACTACAGGTACAAAATTTTATGGTAGTAAAGCTACCGAACATGATGTAATAAACCTATCTAATGATGAAATCATAAAAGAATGGGTTAAAGTTTTAGATTTATGATTATAGGTAATGGGCTTATCGCTAAATCATTTTTAAAAAAATACGATAAAGATAATATTGTTATTTTTGCGTCAGGAGTATCTAACTCAAAAGAAGACAATCCAAAAAATTTTAAAAGAGAAAAAGACTTATTACTAAACACCCTAGAAACCCACCAAGAAATAAAATTTATATATTTTAGTACAATCCTTATTGGTTATAAAGATAACCCATACTATTGGCATAAAAAAGAAATGGAGAATTTAATAAGGTTACACGCTAAAGATTATACTATATTTAGGGTCCCCCAACTAATCGGTAGTTGTGGGAATAACAATAATCTTATAAATTATCTAGTGGGTAAGATAAAGTCAGGTGAGTCTTTTGAGGTTTATGGTAATCTTAGGAGAGCTGTCGTAGATATAGAAGATTTAGTTAATTTTGTTATGTATTGTGAGGGTAAGACTAGTTGTAAAACTGTTTATGTGGGGGGTATAGAACCTCTTTCTGTTGTTGACTTATCGAAAATAATTCAATATTTTTTTAATGTTAATGATGGTAGTTTAAAGATGAAAATTAAAGATACTAATGAAGATGATAGATGGACTTCATTGACAAGTCCTATTTTTAAAGATTATTTATCTGAGTTTGGTATTGAGTCTAAAGGTTACACACAAAAAATAATAGAAAAATATATAAAATAATAAATTATGATAGTACTAACTGGTTTTTATAACGCTGAACAATACATAGAGCGTTGTCTTGCTACTATTCAGTCTCAAGACCATAAAAATTTTACATGTTATATAACACATGACCATTCTACAGACAATTCAATAAATTTAGTAAAGGAATTTATTAAAGACGATAAAAGATTTGTTCTGGTGGAGGAAAGTGATAAAAAATTATATCAAGCTGGAAACTTTGATACGGTTATTCGTAATAACCCAGATATAAAAGATAATGATATCCTGGTTGAGGTGGATGGTGACGATTACCTACCTGATGTTGGTGTGTTAAGTAGAATTAATAAAGTTTATGAGGATGAGGATGTTTGGATTGCTAATGGAAGTTTTAGATATTCGAACGGACAACCCGGGTTTTCCCAAAAACAAACTGGTTTTGATAATTTAAGACAGGTTAGATTTACAGCTTCCCATATAAGAACTTGGCGTGCATTTTTATGGAGAAATATAAAAGAAGAAGATTTACGTGATGAAAATGGTGATTACTGGCAGTGGAGTGGTGACTTATGTTTTATGTACCCAATGTTAGAAATGGCTGGAGAAGAACATTATAGGTTTATGAATACCGTAAATTACGTCTACAACGAAACTAACCCTATAAACGAACACAAAATAGATATGAGGATGGTTAATGACCATGCATCAAGAATAAGAAACAAAAAACCATATAAAAAATTAAAAAGATGAAACAAATAGACAGTATATTACCCACCCTCTTAACTTACTTACAGGAGAATAAACCCAAATACCTATATAACCAAGCTTTCGTACCTGGTGAAAGTCAAGTGTTATATTCAGGACCTTACTGGGATGAAGAAGAAATTATGGCAGCCATTAAAACTTTTATAGAAGGTAAATGGGTGGTAGCTGGAGAAAATGTTAATAAGTTTGAACGTGCTTTTGGTAGGGTTTTTGGTGCTAAATTTGTACAGATGGTTAATTCTGGTAGTTCAGCTAATCTAGTTCTTATATCCGCTTTAAAGAAATACTTTGGGTGGCAAGATGGTGACGAGGTGATAGTTTCACCTGTAGGATTCCCAACAACCATATCAGTCCTGGTACAAAATAACTTAAAACCTGTATTTGTAGATATAGAATATACTACTCTTAACTTTGACATTAATAAAATAGAAGAAAAAATAACTCCTAGAACTAAAGCTATTTTTGTTTCTCCTGTACTTGGTAACGTACCTGATATGGACTTTTTAACTGAATTATGTAAAAAACACAACATACGCTTGATTGGTGATAGTTGTGATAGTATTGGTTCTAAATGGGATGGTAAACATTTAAGTGAGTATTATGAAGCTTGGACTTCTTCATTTTATCCGGCCCATCACATCTCCACTGGAGAAGGTGGTGCTGTTTGTACAAATATTGCACCACTAAAAAGATTATTTACTAGTTTTGCTTGGTGGGGTAGGGATTGTTATTGTGTTGGTTCCGCTAATTTATTATCTTGTGGTACTTGTGGTAAACGATTTGGTAACTGGTTAGAGTCGTATGATGGAATAATTGACCATAAATATGTTTTTACTAATATGGGTTATAACTTAAAACCTATGGACTTACAAGGTTCTATTGGTTTGGTACAATTAAAGAAGTTTGAGGAAATTGACACCAATAGAAAACATAGTAAGAACACTATTGAGGCCATCTTTTTAAAATATGTAGATGGTATTAAGGGTGTGTCGATGTTACCTAAAGCTGACACGTGTTGGTTTGGTACACCTTTTATTTGTGATAATAAAGAATTAAAAGATAAATTAGTTGCATTTTTAGAAGAAAATAAAATACAAACTAGAAATTACTTTGCTGGAAACATCTTAATGCATCCAGGGTATAAGCATTTGGATGATTTAAATGATTACCCTAACGCTAATAAAGTTTTAGATAAAGTATTTTTTGTGGGTGCTGCACCACATTACACGGATGAAGTTTTTGATTATATAGAGAGTATATTTGTAAATAAATGGGAAAATTAAAAGTTTTAGTATTAGGTGATGGATTATTGGGTTCGGAAATTGTTAAGCAAACCGAATGGGACTATATTTCTAGAAAGGAACATGGTTTTGACATTACTGATACGGAAACTTACCATTTACTTACATCTGTAGAATTTGGTGCTATACAACATTGTAAATATGATGTTATACTTAATTGTATTGCAAATACAGACACTTATAGTGTCGATAAGGAACTACACTGGAAAGTGAATTATGAAGGGTTATCTCATTTAATTGATTTTTGTAATAAATGGGGTGTTAAATTAATACATATTTCTACAGATTATGTATATTCTGGTTCTGATACAGAAGCCACTGAAAATACGGTACCAGTTCACTGTAATAACTGGTACGGATATACCAAGTTACTCGGGGACGGACTAATTCAACTACAGTCAAAAAATTATCTTCTATGTAGATGCACCCATAAACCTAACCCATTCCCTTATGATGGTGCTTGGATTGACCAGGTTGGTAATTTTGATTATGTGCCCAACATATCCAAACTAATAATTTCTATGATAACTAATAATTTAAGTGGGTTGTATAATGTAGGGACAGAGACTAAAACAATATATGAATTGGCTTCGGAGACAAAAAAAGTTAAAAAGATATACGCACCGGAACAAGTACCAAAAAATCTATCAATGAATCTAGATAAATTACATAAAGGATTAAACAAACCATTTTTCTCAATTGCGATACCTACTTATGGGTATAATGGTAGAGGGGCAGAATTCTTAGACTTTAGTTTAGGAATTATTAGTAAACAGACTTTTACCGACTTCGAAGTTATATTGTCAGACCATAGTGAAGATGATACGATTAAAGAAGTTTATAATAAGTGGGTGGATAAATTAAATATACAATACTTTAGAAATTCTAAAGGTAGGGGTATTATATCACCTAACATAAATAATGCAATGAGATTATGTACGGGGAAATGGATTAAAGTACTATTCCAGGACGACTTTTTATATGACGAAAATTCACTAGAAATTCAGGCTAACCTACTAAAATCACAACCTAACATTACGTGGATTATGACTAAATTTTATCATAGTAATGATGGAAAGACTTATTATAGATTATACTATCCAAGATGGAATAATATGATATGGACTGGTAACAATACTATGGGTTGTCCTACAGGTATGACTATGAAAAATAAAAACTTGTTGTTTTTTGATGAGGATTTAAATTGGTTAATGGATGTAGATTATTATAAGCGTATGTTTGATTTGCATGGTGAACCTACCATATTAGATGAAATAACAGTAGTTAATAGAACCTGGGGTAATAGGTTAACTGATACCATACCACAATCACTTAAGGATAAAGAATTTGGAATGTTAAAACTAAGATATGCTTAATTTAGAAAATGTAACGTTAGTGGTATTAAGTTCTATTAAATTAGATAAATCTATAAAAGCTTTAGAGTATAGTTGCCGTGGTATTAATTTTGGTTCTGTTAAATTGGTTTCACACATAAAACCTGATAATTTACCAGATTCTATAACTCACTCGACTTGTCCTAAAATGTCTAACATTGATGAGTGGAATTACGCGGCTATATATGAATTACCAAAACATATTGATACTGAATTTTGTATTTTAATACACGACGATGGTTTTATAGTAAATCCTGATTCATGGAGAGATGAATTTCTAGAATATGATTATATTGGTGCTCCTTGGGCACTACCTAATGATGATTTTTCATTTAGAGATATAGATAATAATCTTATCCGGGTTGGGAATAGCGTTTCTTTAAGAAGTAAAAAATTATTAGACTTGCCTATAGAGTTGGATTTGGAGTGGAAGCCTTTTCATGGGTATACTAATGAAGATGGATATATTTGTGTAAATTATAGACATAAGTACATTGAGAATGGTATGAAGTTTGCTAATATAGATATTGCTAAATATTTTTCTCACGAAAATATGATACCTGAGATTCAGGGAATAAGACCTTTTGCTTTTCATAGGCATTACGGAACAAATTCTATTTACCCCAACTATGGAAAATAAAAAAATACATACAAATTTTGTGGTAGCTAGTGACTATAACTGGTTACCAAATAATATAGAAGAGTCATGGATTCATAAGTATACTGACAATTATTTAATTTATGATAAATCACATAGATTCGAAGAAAGTGATAAAATAAAACACCAACTTAATGTAGGTCAAAATATATATGATATGTTTGACTTTATTGTTAGGAATTATGATAATCTACCAGACTGTACCCTATTTTGTAGAGCGTGTTTACTCTGGCCTAAAGATAGTGGTACCCCTAGATTAGATGAAGATGGTAACAGACTCTCAAACGGTAATTGTGGTGTAGATAAATTTCATGAATTAATGAATAATAATACCTTTACGGAATTACATGATTTTGGTGCTGAAGCACATAATGGTCCTGGTAGTAAGATGGCTGAAGATGGTGGATTTCTAGAAATTAATAACAGTTGGTACTTTAACCATGTCCCTTATCGACATTTTAATAATACTAATGCATTTCTTCAAGATGTATTTGTGAATCCTACACTTCCAGAGTATATAAGATTTTCACCTGGTGGGAATTACATAATCCCTAAACATACTATATTAAAGTATAGTAAAAACTTTTATGAACAAATAAGAAAAATACTTAACTGGGATGTTGTGGTTGGGGAGGCACATCTAATAGAAAGGTGTATCCATACTTTTTTTACTTGTGATTACGAGGTAAACGAAAAATATAAATAATGTCGACAATAAGAGCTTTTATGTTTCATGATGTGAGAGATTTAGACCAAACTAAATTTCCTGGTAGGTATAATCTAAAATCCTTTTTAGATAAAAAACAATTTCAGCACCAACTAACCTTTATAAATAAAAAATATAAAATAATAAGTAGTTTAGATGTGCCTAACATAAATTTAGAAGAAGGTAATGTGGATTATGCTGTCTTAACTTTTGATGATGGTCTGGTAGACCATTTTTATGTTTATCAAGAACTTAAGAAATTAAAAGTTAGTGGTACTTTTTTAGTTCCTTCAGCCCCTATAATTGATAAAAAAATGATTCATAGTCATAAGATACAATTTATTTTATCTTCCCAAGACGAAAAAATATTAACTACCGAAATTTTATCTAACTTTGACGATGCTTATGAGTTGTGGGTGAAGTATTCCCACACTAAGTGGAGTGATAATTGGTGGAGTGAGGAAATGATATTTATAACAAACTTCTTAAGACACCACCAATCGGAAAACTTTAATAACTACCAATACACGGACTACCTTTTCCAAAAATACGTATCTCAAGATGCCTATTCTTTCGCTGAAGATTTTTATCTAAACCTGAGACAGTTAGAGGAGATGAGTTATAATAATATGGTAATAGGTGGACACGGTAACTCCTCAGAAAATCTTTTACTGTTGTCCGATGTTGAATCTGATATAAGTAGGTCTCATTGGTTTACCCAGCACTTTTCTGATGATTTTGTTTTTTCTTATCCTAACGGGGGGTTTAATAATGATATAAAAAATATTATGAAGAAATATAAATGTAATATATCTTATACTGTAACACCACAAACAATAACTACATTAGATAAGGTAGACCACTTAGAATTTCCACGTTACGACGCCCCACAAAGAATACCGTTAAAATGAAAATAGTCTATTATGGATATAGGGATTGGTCATTCAAAATATTTAATCAAATTAAAACAAAAGATAAGTATTTGATATCTCATGAGGATTATAATGTTATTGATGCGATTAAACCTGATTTGATTTTTTTCGTTGGGTGGAGTGATTTGGTTCCTAAACACATAATAGATAATAATTTATGTATTTGTCTTCATCCCTCACCATTACCACATTATAGGGGTGGGACACCCATTCAAAACCAATTACTTAATAATGAAAAAACTAGTATGGTTAGTTTGTTTATAATGGATGAAGGTATCGATACCGGGGACATTCTATTCCAATCCCCTATTAGTTTAGAAGGGTCATTAGATAACATATTCGATAATATAAGTAGAGAAGGGATTAAAGGAATAAATTTTATTGTGGACAATTTTGATAATATTCATACTTTTAGAAGAGTACAGGATTTAGGGGTTGGTAGTTTCTTTAATCGGTTACAACCTTCGGATAGTGAGATAAAGGTGGATGATTTTCTGCATCATTCTCCAGAATATTTTCACGATAAAGTAAGAGGGTTAAATTCACCATACCCTAACGCTTATATAAAGTGTAAAAATGGTGAAAAACTATATATATTAAAAACACGATATTAATGAGAAACGAAAAAATATTCATAACAGGTGGTGCTGGTTTTTTAGGTAGGAACCTAGTTAAAAGATTATATAAAGATAATGAAATAACAGTGTATTCTAGAGATGAAGCTAAACATTATTACATGAAGAAGGATTATCCTTCTGTTAAGTTTGTTGTTGGTGATATAAGAAATAGGGATTTATTAATGAGAAAATCCAAGGGCCATACTGTTGGCGTTTTTGCGGCATCTTTAAAACAAATCGAAGCATGTAATGACAATTATGAAGAAGCTGCTAAAACAATTGTAGATGGAGCTTTTAACTCAAGACTAGCTGCTGAACAAAATAATTTTAAGTCTGCGTGTTTTATTTCCACAGATAAGAGTAGAGCCGCCACCACATTATATGGTGCAATGAAATATGTTGCTGGGGAGGGTTTTGTTGTGGGTGAGTCTAATTGTAAATTAACTACAGCTATATATGGAAATGTCACTAATTCGACAGGTTCAATAATACCATTAATCTGGAATTTTATTAATAAAAATGCGGTATTATCATTATATGGTGCAGAAATGACAAGATTTTTACTAGATGTAGAGGATGCTGTGGATTTAATTATGAAGTCACCCGCTTACGCTGGGTGTAACCTAATTCCTATAGCAAAATCATTTAAAGTTAAAGACTTGTTTGACATCTATTCAGAAGAATTTGGTTTACAGTATAGGGTTACAGAACCTCGTACCGGTGAAAAAATACATGAAATAATGGCATCCAATGAGGAGGTTAGAAGGATGGAATTAATAAAAAATGATGATATCTATTTATTACACCCACAAAAAGACATACACCAAGTATCATTTAAACACGATGAATACTCCTCAAGAGACCACTGTCTTACTAAAAATGAATTATATAATTATTTAAAATCTAAAAATTTTTACAAATGATGAAAGTTTTAGTTTTAGGTCATAAAGGTATGTTAGGTCATATGGTGACACAATACCTACGTGATAATAAGGTAGAGGTTGTCACTAGTGATGTGAGATGGCCAGAATCTCCTTTTAAATCAGACATGAAGTTAGATTATGTTATTAACTGTATTGGTGCTATCCCTCAAAGAACTAAAACTTTTGATATAAATTGGCACCTCCCAATATGGTTAGATTTTCATTCTCCTTGTAGAGTTATCCACCCTGGTACTGATTGTGAAATGGATGATGATGATTATGGTAAATCTAAAAAAATTGCTGCTGACTTTTTAAATTCTATAGGTAGTAAAACTAAAATACTAAAAACTTCTATTATTGGTCCAGAACTAAACAGTAACTCAAGTTTACTAGAATGGTTTTTGTCACAAAATGAAGATGTTTTTGGTTATACTAAAGCTATGTGGAATGGGAATACTACTCTAGAGTGGGCAAAACAATGTCTTGCCCTTATGACTGTTTGGGACGATTATCCAACAGAAACAATATTAGAAGGGCAATGTGTTAGTAAATATGTCTTATTAGAAACTATGAATGGTATTTTCCAGAAAGGGTTAAATGTAACCCCTAAAGAGGCTGGAAAAGATAAGTGTCTTACAGGCCGAATTAAAACTGACAACATTAAAGAACAATTAGAAGAACTAAAAAAATATTATTATGATAACAACTAATTTAACAGGTAATTTAGGGAATCACATGTGGCAATATGCTGTTTGTAGAACTATAGCAGAAAAACTAGGTTACGAATGGGGTGTTAACCCAACACCTAGTCATGATTATTTTAATGGTGCCAACCAAATGGATTTTATGAGTGTAGATTTTGGTAAAGAGGTGGTGGGTATCGTTAATGAATATCATGAACCTTGGAAAACATATAATCATGTAGATGTGGTAAATATAACAATGTTAAATCCTAGTTTATATGAAATAGATGACAATACTATTTTGATAGGGGATAAGGGAGCGAAAGGTGGAATATACCAGTCTGAAGAATATATTAAAGATAGAAAAGATGATATTTTAGAGTGGTTTAAAATAAAAGATAATAAAAAGAAAGAATACGATAACAAATTAAATGATTTGGGTGTGACCTTAGATGAAAATACTTGTGTGATTAATTTTAGAGGTGGTGAATATAGGGGTATACCTAATGTTTTACTACGTAGAGAGTACTGGAGGGATTGTATAAATTATATGTTAAATTTAAATCCTAATATGAATTTTGTGGTTGTTACAGATGACCCATCAACAGCCTCACAGTTTATGCCTTTTCAAATGAAATGTATTCACATAGACGTAGGTTTTGATTATTATTGTGTTAATCAAGCTAAATGGTTAATCATATCTAACTCAACCTTTGGTTGGTGGGCTGCATGGTTAAATAAGGATTGTAGTAAAATTATAGCCCCGAAGTATTGGGCAAGACATAACGTTAGTGATGGTTATTGGGCAACAGGTGACGCTTACACCTCATGTTTTCATTACATGGATAGAGAAGGTTCTGTATCTGATTTTGATGACTGCAAAACTGAAGCATTAGATTATTATAAATTAAAAAATATTATTTAAATGGGAAAAATATATGATTGTTTTAATTTCTTCAATGAACTAGACATTTTAGAAATGAGATTAAATATTCTCTACGACTACGTAGATTATTTTGTAATTGTAGAGTCTACGGTTACACATTCTGGTCAACCTAAACCTTTTTATTTAGAAGAAAATAAAGAGCGTTTTTCTAAATTTTGGGATAAGATTATTAGTTTTAAAGTCTCTGATACTCCTGAAGATTTTGTTAACTTACCTAATACTGGGTTTTTTGATGCGGAATTAGATAGAGTACATCATTATGTTCGTACACAAACGAATAGATTTAATAGAAGTACACAAACAGATTATGGTAGAGACTTCTTTCAAAAAGAATCAGTAAGAAGAGCTTTGGTGGGTTGTAATGATGATGATATAATTATTATATCAGATGCGGATGAAATCCCTAACCCAGAAATCCTAAAAGAATTAAAGACCCTTTCTTTAGATAATACCATATATTCTCTAGCACAGCCTATGTATTCTTACTACTTAAATATGTTAAGTGATTCAGACTGGTACGGTTCAAAAATGGGTCTATATAAAAATGTTAAAGAACTATCCTTTAATGAAATTAGAGGTGATGGTAGTTTAACAACTAAATTAGCTAATGGTGGGTGGCATTTTAGTTTTATGGGTGGTGAAGAAATGGTTAGAAAAAAAATAACATCTTACTCAGCAAGAGACTTAGTAAATGAACAAGTACTCTCCAGTATTAAAAACAATATAGAAAATGACCAAGATGTTTTTTTTAGAGGTAAATTAACAAAAGTAGAAATGGATGAAACTTACCCAAAATACATACTCGAAAATTTATCGGATTATAGTAAAATGATTAAAATTTAAATTTATGATTATTGCTAGAATTATGGGTGGGTTAGGTAACCAAATGTTTCAATACGCTTACGCTAAAAATTTATCTATGTTAAATAACACAGATTTTTATCTAGACACTAATTTTTTTCACAATCAAGACTCACTCGTTGCCTCGGGTGTGGGTCACAGAGACTTTACACTAAGTAAGTTCCCTAATATTACTATGAATTTAGATGTTCCAAAAAATCTACCCAACTTAAGTCGTGTTACTGATAACTGGGTTTTTGATGAGGTTAACACCCCTAAGAGTGATTGTTTTTTAGATGGGTATTGGCAAAGTGAAAAATATTTCATAGACCATAAAAAGTCCATTATTGACGCTTTTTCACCAACTACGGAAATTATTAATCACCTAACCACCAAATACCCTACAATAAATAACAATAGTATATCCATCCATATTAGAAGAACTGATTGTTTACGTTCTGATTTTCACCCAATCCAAAATATAGAATATTATGAGAAGGCTTTAAAAATTCTAGGAGATTATGATAATATTTTTGTATTTTCGGACGATATAAGATGGTGTAAAGATAATTTATCTTTTACAGATATGATAATGGTTGAGGGTAATAGTGATATAGAGGACCTGTGGTTGATGTCTTTGTGTAAGAAAAATATCATAGTCAATTCGTCGTTTAGTTGGTGGGGTGCTTATTTAAATAAGTTTAGTGGTAAAGAAGTGGTTGCTCCCACTAAGTGGTTTGGACCTACTGCAGGTTTAAATACCAGTGATATAATCCCAGATGAATGGCACAAACTTTAAACCACTCTATTATAGATATTTTATAATAAATTAGTTATATTAAAGAAAAAACGCATATGAAATCAATCTCAATTATAGGTGTAGGAAAATTAGGTTTGTGTTTTGCACTTAATTTAGAAAAGGTTGGGTATAGGGTAGATGGGTATGATATAAATACAGAGTATCTGGATGAATTAAGAAATAAAACTTTTGTTTCTTCCGAACCAGGTGTTACCGAACTACTTAAAAGTTCAAAAAATCTATATCTTTATGATAATCTAGAAAAAGTATTAATTAATAATATAATTTTTGTCATAGTCCACACACCATCACTACCTAATGGAAAATACGACCACCAATATATAGAAGCTTTAAAAGAAAAATTAATATCCCTAGGTGTGCAAAAGACAACTAAACATTTAGTTATTAATTGTACCACCTTTCCTGGATATTGTGATGAATTACAAAAAGATTTAAATAAATATAATTATACAGTTAGTTATAACCCAGAATTTATTGCTCAAGGAAGTATATTAAAAGACCAAGTAAATGCCGATACAGTGTTAATCGGTGAGGCAAACTCTAGTGTTGGGAATGTGATAGAGAATATATACATAGACCACTGTACTTCTAACCCTAGAGTATGTAGGATGAGTAGATTAAGTGCTGAAATAACAAAACTATCTTTAAATTGTTTTTTAACGACAAAAATCTCCTTCGCAAATATGATTGGGGACATTTCTAATAAGGTGGGTGGTGAAACAGATAAAATATTGGAGGCTATAGGTTCTGATAGTAGGATAGGTAATAAATATTTACGGTGGGGTTATGGTTATGGTGGCCCTTGTTTTCCTCGAGATAATAGAGCTTTAAATATTTTTGCAAATGAAAATAACATAGACGCACAAATTTCTAGAGCTACTGATAAAATGAATGAACTCCATTTAACATACCAAGTGGAGGAATTTGTCAAAAATAACCCAGATAAAAATAAAACGGTAGTATTTGACTATATAACCTATAAACCACAAAGTACTATACTAGAAGAATCTCAACAATTAAAATTTGCTTTAGAATTACAAAATTTAGGTTATGAGGTAGTGGTTAACGAAAGAGAGTCTGTAATAAAAGAATTAACTAGTAGAGGTATAAAATTTAAAAGTAATGGATAAGGAAATAATAGAGTGGTTAAAAAATTATTCTTTAAAAAACAACCTACACTCATTTATTGTTGGTGTGTCTGGTGGTGTGGATTCTGCACTGGTCTCTACATTATGTGCTGAGACAGGAATAAAAACTATTGTAGTTTCAATGCCAATCCACCAAAATCCATCAGAATTAGATAGAGCTAATAAACACATTAAATGGTTGGAGGACATGTACTATAAGAATGTTACGAGCATGGAAGTAAATTTATCTCATGTATATGATACTTTTAAGATGATTTTTGCTGATAACGAAAATAATCTTGCCTTGGCTAACTCCAGAGCACGACTAAGAATGACCACACTATATCAGATTGCTCAAACTAATAATGGATTAGTCGTAGGAACAGGTAATAAAGTAGAAGATTTTGGGGTTGGGTTCTTTACAAAATATGGAGATGGTGGGGTTGATATCTCCCCAATAGCTGATTTAATGAAATCAGAAGTTAGAGAAATGGCTAGAACTCTTGGAATATCTGTAGAGATATTAAATGCGTCTCCAACAGATGGTTTATGGGGAGATGATAGGACAGACGAAGACCAATTAGGTGCAACATATGATGAGTTAGAATGGGCAATGAACTATACGGAAGGAACAGCGGATGATTATTCTTCTAATGAGAGACAACAAGAAGTCTTAAAAATATATAACAAACATAATATAAGAAACAGACATAAGATGAGACCTATTCCGGTCTTTATAAAAAATAATAATATATGAAAAAAACAGTAGTTTTAGGTGCCGGTGGATTTATCGGTAGCCATATGGTAAAAAGATTAAAGAGTGAGGGTTGCCACGTAATTGGGGTGGACCTTAAAAGACCAGAATTTTCAGAAACTGAAGCAGATTTATTTATGGTGGGAGACCTAAGAGACCCAAACCTAGTATCCCAAGCTATAGGTCCTGATGTCGATGAACTATATCAATTTGCGGCAGATATGGGAGGTGCTGGTTTTATATTTACTGGTGAAAATGATGCGGATATAATGCATAACTCAGCACTAGTAAATTTAAATGTTGTACATGAATGTATAATTAAAAACGTTAAAAGAGTTTTTTACTCCTCTTCTGCATGTATGTACCCAGAACACAACCAACTAGACCCAGATAACCCTAATTGCACTGAAGACTCTGCTTATCCAGCTTCACCAGATTCTGAATATGGGTGGGAAAAGTTATTTAGTGAAAGATTATTTCTAGCGTATGCCAGAAATAAAGGATTGTCTGTTAGGGTGGCTAGATACCATAATATTTTTGGTCCTGAGGGTACTTGGGATGGTGGGAGAGAAAAAGCTCCCGCTGCAATGTGTAGAAAAGCTGCGTTAGAGGAAGAGGGTGGTTCTATTGAGGTTTGGGGTCCGGGTGACCAAACCCGTTCGTTCTTATATATAGATGAATGTATTGAAGCTACGATTAGGTTAATGAGGTCTAACTTTACAGGACCCGTTAATATAGGTTCTGAAGAAATGATTAGTATTAATGATTTTGCTAAAATGGCTATAGAGGTATCAGGTAAAAATTTAGATATATATAACATCAACGGGGAAGACTTTATAAAGAGGTATGGGCATCCATGTCCTATTGGTGTTAATGGTAGAAATTCGGACAACTCTCTTTACCAACAAAAGATTGGGTGGGTGGTATCACAACCACTAGTCGTAGGGATGAGAAAAACTTATGACTGGATAAATGAACAAATCACTAAATAAAATATTAATATGTTTAACTATAATGAATTAAAACGTTTAAGTGTGGAGTACCCTAATGATTGGGACTTTGCAAAAAAAATTAGAGATATGATTAGGGAAGTAGAAGATAAAAAAGGAAAGTTAACTTTATCTGAATTGGACGACTTATCTATGAGAAGTGAGGATTGGTTGGTTGAGCAGTATAATAGGAATAGAAAAGTGGAGGACCATGTAAACTCTAGAGAGGATATACCGTATATATATGAGAGGAACCCTGATACGAATGAAATTTTTAGAAGGAGGTCTGGTGATTATGAAAGCCCTAGAGAATTAATAAATGAGTTACCAAAAAAAGTATAAATAATGGGAAGAAGGAGTAAGAAATTAAGTAGAGATGAACAACAGGAGGTAGAGGAGTGGATTTATCAAAATAACACTGAGGAAACTAGAATGACTGACACTATGACTATAAATGTTAAGTGTAAGACAGAAAATCAAAAATCCTTAGTAAATTCTATAAAAGAAAAGGAAGTTACTATTTGTTCTGGTCCTGCGGGAACTGGTAAAACTTTTCTAGCGTGTGCAGAAGCATTAAAATTAATTAAAAGATATGCTAGATATAGAAAAATCGTAATTGTAAAATCAGTAACTACACTTAAAAATGAAGAAATCGGTTTTTTAAAAGGTAATTTAAGAGAAAAAATGGAACCGTTTATGTTTTCTTTTGTACATAACTTTGAGAAGTTGGTTGGACAAGCTATCACCTCTAGACTAAGAGAATTAAAAACTATAGAGGAGATGCCTATAGCGTATATGAGGGGTATTAATTTGGATAGGTCAATTATTATTATTGATGAGGCTCAAAATATATCTAGAGAAAATATGAGAACAATAATGACGAGGTTAGGTAAGGATTCTAAAATGATATTTTTAGGTGATGAAAGGCAACAAGATTCTAGAGGTGGTAATGGTTTAACCTTTTTAATGGACCATTTTGCTGACATTGAGGAGATAGGGTGTGTTCAATTTAATAAATCTGATGTAGTGAGGAATCCCTTAATAGCAAAAATAGAAAGGGTTTTTGATTCTTTACAAAAGACAAAACAATAATTAGGTTTAAATATGATAATTAGTATAAGTATAAATGGTGTGTTAAGAGATATTCTAAGTAAGTTCGAACAAATCTATGAGAAATATCAAAATCAGGAAGTTAAGTCACCGGTAATAACACCAAATCTAATGGACTATGTTCATTTTGTTAATGAAGATGAGTTATTAGAGTTTTTATATAATGACGCAACTATGGAGATATTTGGTCAGGCCAAAGAAATAGAGAATAATGTGATTTCACATTTAGTAGAGCTTTACAAAGAAATGCCTATAGGTTATAAATTAAAAATAGTAAGTGATGATTTAGGTAAATCTAAAGCTGCTACCTTATGGTTTTTATCTAAATATGGTTTGGTTTGTGATGAGATAGTTTTTTACACTACTGACACTATAAAAGAATTGTGGGAAGTTACTGATGTTTTCATCACCACAGATACTGATATAATAAATAATAAACCAGAAAATAAAAAATTAATAGTGGTGGATAAATGTTACAACGAAAATATGGAATGTGATTTGAGGGTAACCACACTAAAAGAAATAAAATCATTAGAAAATGCCTTTGAAGAAAAAATTATCGCATAGTAACTTAAGACTTAAGGTTGGGTCCGAACAACTATATTTTGATGTTGATGAGTTAATGACCAACATTGAAATGGAAGGAATGAAAGAGGGTAAACCTACTGTAGAAATAAATTTACCTAAATTTGAGTTTTTTAAACTTATGTTGGATACTACATGTGGAATTGTAGAGGAGGCGGATGAAAATTTAGGTGTTATATCAATGAATAAATTATCTCTACCGTATAAGTTGGCTCTAAATACATTAATAAAATATAATATAATTAAAAAACTATAATTAAATGGAAATGGAAAAACAATTGTCCCAGTTAACTACTGGGCTATCAAAAATGGAAAATAAAGAGTGTAAAATTTATTTTCTAACTCAAGATACAGAAGGAAGAGCTGTCGCTTCTGTTAATTTAAATTATCAATACGTAAAGTATTTAACTGAAGCTGGCTTTAATGCTCACATTCTATATGAGAAAAAAGAGTATAAGGGTGTGGGAGAATGGTTACCTAAGGAATATACTGAATTACCTCACGCTAATATCGAAAGTGGTGAACTTAAGGTTGGTCCACAAGATTTTGTTATTATACCAGAATTATATGGTCATGTACTAGAACAAATAAAAGATATGCCATGTACTAAAATGGTATTCTGTCAAGCTTATGATTATATTTTAGAAACTTTACAACCTGGATTTAGTTGGGTTAACTATGGGGTGACTAAATGTATTACGACTACAGATGCACAAAAAGAATATGTTTCTGGTCTTTTTCCTTCAGTTCAGGTTGATGTTATACAACCGTCAATACCTGATTATTTTAAGACGAGTAAAAAACCTAAAACCCCGTTAGTTGCAATTCACACTCGTGACCCTAGAGAAACTATGAAAATTATAAAAGAATTTTATCTTAGAAACCCACAATTTAAATGGTTAACATTTAGAGATATGAGAAATATGAGTAGAGAAGAATTTGCTAAGGTGTTGGGTGAAGCTTGTGTAGGTGTGTGGGTAGATAGAATTAGTGGTTTCGGAACATTTCCGTTAGAAGCTATGTCCTGTAAGACACCAGTTATCGGTAACCTACCTATTTTAAAGCCTGATTGGTTATCTCAAGAAAACGGTTTATGGGTTTATGATGAATCTAAAATTGTAGAGGTTTTGGGTAACTACGTTAAAAACTGGTTAGAAGATAATTTACCAGCAAAACTATATGAAGAAATGGAAAAGACTGTTGCTCCTTATAAAGAAGAGGATGAACGTAAGGCAGTTATTTCTTATTTTGAGAACTTATTTAATGAAAAAACGGAAGAATTTAAGAATTCCATAAATAAACTATCCCCTGTGGGTGCAAACGCTTAAAAGATATGAATAATAAAGATGTAACAGTTATATTACCAATACATAATGTAGATGGTAAATTTGATGAATGGTTTTCTAAAGCCATAAAAAGTTTAGAACAGACACAAGTAAAACCGGGAACTTTATATGTGGTTTGTGCTGATGATAAAAAAATTAAAGACTATATGGAGTCTTGGACCCAACCTGAAGGTATAACAACTAAAGTTCTATACAATGAAGGTGATACCGATTATTGTGGTCAAATCAATTTTGGGGTTGAGGAATGTGAAACAGAATTCTTCTCAATTCTAGAATATGATGATGAATATTCTAATATTTGGTTTAAACAATTTAATGAGTATGTAGAATACTATGATGAGGTTGACTTATTCTTTCCGTTAGTTGTGGATACGGATGAGAATGGCCAGTTTATTGGTTTCACTAATGAAGCTTTATGGGCTATGGGATTCTCTGAAGATTTGGGGTACTTGGATAATAACACTCTATTGAAATATCAAAATTTTCAAGTAAGTGGTATGATAATGAAAAAAGATAAGTTTGAGGAAATAGGTGGACTGAAGTCTTCCATGAAATTAACATTCAACTATGAGTTTTTATTACGTGCTACATATAATGATACTGTGATTATGACTATACCTAAGGTGGGTTATAAACATACTAACCAACGTGTAGACTCATTATTTTGGGACTATAAATTTAATACGGATAAACAACTTTCACCAGATGAAGCTAAATTCTGGATTGAGCTTGCTAAAAAAGAATATTTTTTTACTAAAGACAGGAAAGTAGAATACTCAGCGTAGATGGGACGTAAACCTTTAACTAAGCAGTACTTTGGGCCCGAACAGGAATTAGCTGTCCGCATATTTTTGACGGCTACTACCTGGGAGGAAAAAAATACTGTATACAATACATTCCTTCGTGACCCCTTAACTAAAATGATTGATAGTATTATTAGACGTTATAGGTTATATAGACCTAATATGGAATTTAGGGACATTCACGTAGACACTTTATCTTTTTTAGTTACCAAAATGGAGAAGTTTAAACCAGCAAAAGGTAAAAAAGCTTATTCATATTTTGGTACTATTTGTAAAAATTATTTAATGGGTCAGATAATGAAAGATAATAGAGATAGGAATAGAAAAATTTCTTATGAAGATATATCATATAGTTTAGAACAAGATGTAAAATATTCGTATGAAATACTAGAAGATGATGAATTACCTTTAGAACAAATAATTAATTCCTTAGTTGTGGAGATAAAACTGTTTATAAACGAAAATAGATTAAATATAAACGAAGAAAAGATAGGGTATTGCCTTATAGACGTTTTTGAGAATTATAAAACTATTTTTATAGCTGGTAAAGGTAATAAATTCAATAAGAACGTAATTCTATACCAATTACGTGAAATGAGTGGTCTTACTACCAAAGAAATTAGGGCTTCTTTAAAACCGTATAAAAATATATACAAGGATATCCTAGGCTCTTTAGTAAACCAGTAATAATATATTTATAGGTATGCCTAGACCTAAAAGAAAAGAAATAAAGTTAACCCACGAAAGTGCGGTATCTCTTATGCAAGAGATTTATAACGAATGCGTCGAGCAACGTAGTACAGCGATTAGAATCCAGAATAAGATGATTGGTTTTATGAAGGAGGCCGCAGATATGGCTTTAATAGGTCCAGTACTTAAAGAACAACAAAAAATCATTGACTCCTCTATAGATAAAAAATTACAATTATCTAAATTATTAGCTACTATTGTTTCTAAGAGTATGGAGGACGCTCAAAGTCCACATTCATTAGGGGAGGATATTAAAGAATCCATCAATCAGTTACTAACACAATCTAAGGACGGTAATGATGGTGATAATACTATTAAATACAATATGTAATGGCTTCAGATTCTATACAAACACAAAAAGATATATTTGCGGGTATTCAAGGTCTATTAGCGTTTTTAGATACAACAGACGAAAAAAAGAATAGAGAAAATCTAGAAGCTTGGAAAAATACTTTGGAGTCTCTGAGAGATATTACAAGTAACCCACTACCCTTCTTATTAGAATTATTAAAGGTTTTAAAACAAAAAAAATCTAACGAAAGAGCAGGACAAAAAGCTAAAAAAATGCGGGCTGCGAAACGTAAAAAAAGAAGAGGTCAAAAAAATAAGACTGAAGATGGTAAATTTAAAGAAACTAAAAAATCTTTTTCCGAAAAGTTTGGTTTAGATGTTTCTGCTGATGTTTGGTTACGAGTTCTTAATCAAATTATTAGAGAATCTATTATAGAAACTCTACCAAAAGTAGATGATATCTTGTTCGAGGAAATAATTAAAGCTTTTAATTGTGACTTATCTATGTTGGTACCTGTTGACGGCGACGGTCTCAACGGACCTATAGTTATTAATGTTAGTGCGGTTGACCAACTTAAACAATTATTTAATGACCCCAGTAGTGAGGTGGGTAAGTTTATGTACGAACAGGACCCGTTAAATTCTGGGGTGTATCCACCTGGTCAATCACCATATCCAGTTAATAGATTTTTAAGAGACATAATTTTCAATAATGGCGCTTTAGTTTCTGGGGTACCAGGTACACGTCAAACAATTTATGGTAGAAGTGGTAGAGCACTTTTTGATATAGAAGCCTTAAATGGTCAATTCCTTATTTGGCCTTATTATAAATTTGAACCTGGAAATACCCAATATAATTCAGCCCCTTCTGTGGGTGGTCCAGTACCGGGAGCACAAAAATTTACTTTTGTAGAATTTTTAAAGGACTATTTTGAGAATATAAAACTTATTGAGTTACAAAATTTTTTAGGGGCTCTAATGGAGATTCTAACAGGATTTATGAGTGTTAGAAATAAAAACTTTAGTATCGAGAACTTATTAGGTTTACAAAAATTAATGGCCTCCATTAATAAGATGTTATCATCCTGTGATGGGATGGATATGCATACCTCAACAGATTCAGTTAATGCGTTGTCTGAACTCCACCAAGACGATAGTTTCTTTGAGTTTACTGCTGAAGAAATGAAGAATATCGAGATAGAGACAGAAAAAAAATCACAGAATGTAATTAGTTTGTTGAGTTGTGGTGTGGTAGATGTGCCTGTAGATAATGAAATTCTAGATGAGGGTGTGGACGCAATATTGGCCACTCTGAATAAGGATGAACAAATTAAAGAATTTGATTTGGTTTTACAAAAATTTGCGAGTACTTCGGCTAAAAAATATGGTTTTGAGATTGATTTAGGGTCGTTATCATTACCCGCGGAGATAGACTTCAAAGAAAACCTAATTAAAAAATTACCACAGATATTAGTATATTGTGTATTAAACCCCAAAGGAGTTCTACCTATTGTATTAACAGCAAAAATGTTAAATCAAAATGGGGCCATCCCAACAGGTATTGACGTTTGGGCCCAGATATTTAAAAGAGTTATAATTAGAGTAGTTAAAGAATTTTTAGCTGCAGTTGCAAGAAGAATTCTAGCTTTAGTTAAAGAAATACTATTACGTTATATAAGAGATTTAATAAAAAGAAAGTTATCAGAAATGAATAAGAAGAAGATTAGAATGATTAAAAAATTATTAGATATTCTACTCCCACTTATTATAGCGTTACAGGAAGCAAAAACTTGTAAGGAAATATATAACATTTTATTGGCCGCGTTGGCTGCTAATATGCCCGATATTCCTTTTGGGGTTCCTCCGTTCTTAGTCTCAGCTGCAAGTCTGCGTCCAGGAACTAGTGCGTTAGGTACCTTTGAGAAATTAATAGGGAAGTTACAGGACCAGGGTATACCGGTGGGTGATATGCCTGATGGTTCACCAAATCTTTTTATGTTGTCACAATTCTCATTAATTCAAGCACAAGATGAAGAAAAAACAGATAATGGTTCTGCACAGGGTGTTATAATGAATGGACAAGTAATACACCCTTTAGGTCCTGGTATAATAAAACCTTTCACAAGAACGGATAGTATATTAAAATAATTATGGCAGAATTTTTTAAAGATTATAAAGAAAAATCTAATAATGAAATATTAGAAGTAATGCAAACATTGAAGGATGAGTTTGAACGAAGTAAGGATGTGATGATACAACTTACATACCATATAGATGATGTGGAAAAGAAGTTTAATATATTAAATGAAGAGATTAAAAAAAGAAAGGGTTAATGAGTAATTTAGGGTATCAAAATAAGGGTAATGCACAAAATTCTATAATTAGAAATAAGTTTATTACTTATGCGACGTGTGTTAATAATTCTGACCCAAAAGCAGCAGGAAGAATTCGTGCTATACCGTCTGAAGGAGAAAATGTAACTATAACCAAATGTGATGACCCAACCCAGTGTATAAAAATATATGATGAGTTAGCAGCTAAAGGTGAACTTATTGTGGGGGGGTCTAAAATACAGTATATTCCGTGGGGTGTCAATGACCCTTATACTTTCCCATCATTTTTACCACTACCAATAAATGTTATACCTAAAGTAGGTGAAGGTGTTAAATTAATTTCGTGGGAATCAGAAAAAAATCTGAATCAAGAGTATATAGGTCCTCTTATCTCCCAACCAGGCACTATAGAGTTGGAGAATTACCAAAGCGGTAAAGAAAATACAGCAGCGGGGGTTAATAATAAAGTATTAATGCCTTATGCTGTACCTGTTGGTGACTCAAAAATAAACCCTAAGAATATACCTCTACCACAGAGTAAGGGTAGTTTTATAAATCCAGATGATATAGGAATTTATGGTAGAAATAATACTGATATTATTCTGGGGATGTCAGAAAATGCCTTAGAGGATGAAACTCCTGATGATGTAGAGGCTTCCTACCCACAAATTTTAATACGTTCAGGTAAATTAATAAAGAATACTTCGGTTAGTTCAAGACCTACAACTAACTATAAACCAACATTCATACAAATTAGTACTTTCCCCCAAACCCTAACTAGGGTAGAGATAGAAAAAGAAATTGTAACCCAAGAAGATTTACCATTAAATACCCTAATAGAGTATAATATGGACCGTACCGCATTATGCCAATCACCAATGGTTTTTAATGGGGAAGTTAAGGTTTATAAAATGCCACCTAAGGATGGTGCTGGTGAAGCACCTATGTGTTGGCAATGTACAAATACAACCTCATATAACACTGGGGCACCACCTGGACCAACCAACCCACAAATAGGTCTAACTATGAGTTTTGTGAATGCCCCTACTATTAAAGATATAGGGAGACAAATAAATTCTTTAATATCTCATATAGATAAAGAGCAGTGGAGTAAAGTTTTAAAACAACCTAGTGTTTCATGGGCAACTAAAACATTTAGTAGTTCTGTGGATTTAAATAATCAAAATAATTTAGGAGCGTTTTTGGGTAATATACATCCTTTATATTTTAGACCTGAAGCTGCCCTCTTAGAGACTATAGAGGAAGGGGAACCTGCAGCATGGCCTATTCCAGGGACTTTTGATGCTGTTAAAGAACAGGTTATTGTATTAAGGAATACAGTAGGTTTAGATGGTGTTAAGGATAAGGGTGGTGGTTTAGCTTTTGAGAACGCGGAAGGTAGTAGAGAGATTAAAAAAGAAACGAAAAAAGTGAAGGAAATGGTTCCTGGACCTCCTAAAGCCCAACAAGAAGGTATTATTACCGCTGCAGGAGAAAAAATATATCTACTATCTTATAATACTACAGACCTAAATGGTCCTATAACTTTAGCTTCTAACTATGGTATTCCTCAAGCTAAATTTATAGATGATATAGAGGAAAAAACTAACTCATTAGTTCGTGGGGAAAAACTCATGGAACTACTTAAAAAAATGGCAAATTTCCAAGCTAATCATACTCACTCATGTCCTGGTAAAGCTTCATGTCCTACCGCCCATGATGGAACTACAACTTCAGATATAGATAAATTAATCAAAGAAGCGGAAGAAACTATCCTTAATAAAAATATAAGGATTAACTAGATATTTATAGTAAAAGTAAAAGAATGATACATAGGTCCTATTTTAGTAAAAACAATACTATACTTGCAAATAATGAAGTTAATACCGGTAGAAATCCAGTAACACAACTTTTTTATGGTAAAGGTGTAACAAAGAGTTGTAGGTTTACAGGTTCTGCAGACCATATATGTAATGGTGAGACAGGGTTTACCAAAAACTTAGATACTGGGTTTAGTAGGTTTATTTTTAATTTAGATTTAGAAGATTTAAGAGAAAAAATAAATGATTGTTGTATACCAGCACTAACATCTTTAACTCACACTATAAAAATGACCAATACATCTCATTTTGATGATATCTTAATGAATGATAAAATCTTGGTGGATGACACGAGACGTGCTACGTCTTTTACCCTAATGTTATTCAAAGCTACTACTGGTAGTTCGTGGTCAGAAGGTGTTGGTTACGACTATTTGGTTGCGGATGGGATGTTTTCACCCGAATTTGATTTAACTTATTCTAAAAGACCTAGTAATTGGTTTTCTTCTACAACATTAAGTATGTGGGGGATATCTGGTATATACGATAATAATGACGCTACCACTTATACAGTATTAGATACTCAGATTTTTGACCAGGGTAATGAAAATATAGAATTTAGTAGTGCATTACTTGACGCTGAGATAAGTAATTTATTAGTTTTACCTACCGCTACCACTTCCGCTAACACCTATGGTATTGCATTCATTCCCGCTTTTGAGAATTTAACTGGACTAACTGAGGCTTATTCTGTTGGTTTTTTTAGTAGGCACACCCAAACATTCTATGAACCATTTTTAGAAACAACATTTAATGATGTAATAAATGATAATAGAGGAGATTTTCATTTAGGTGTTAATAACGAGTTATTTTTATACGCTTACGACCATAATGGTGACCCAATATGTTTTGATGATTTACCTGTAGTTGATATTGTAGACTGTAATGAGAGTACGGTTGCTACTTATACGGCAACCCAACTAACTTGTGGTGTTTACTATATACCACTATCTTTAACTAGTGTTGCACAAAATCCACCGGTTATCTATACTGATGTATGGTCTAATCTATTTGTTGGTGGAATCTCTCAACCTAATGTTACAAATGAATTTATAATATATAATAATAGTTTAAGTATTGGTTCGACAGCTGGAGAACCTAAAATATACGGTTATTCAGTTTCGGGACTTAAAGAAGATGAAAAAATTAGTGCTGGAGAAACAAGAAAAGTGTTTGTATCTACAAGAGTTCCATACACTGTGGATGAGCAAGTATTAGTTGATAATTTGCAATATCGTATCTATGTGACCCAAGGTACCACTCAAGTAGAAGTAATCCCTTGGACTGCAATTAATAAGTCATTTACACACAATTATTTCCTCTTAGACACTGGATGGATGATACCTAATGAATATCACGTAGATATCAAGGCAACTTCTAATCAACAAGTAGATATTTATAGAAAAGTAATAAAATTTCAAGTAATTAATCAAATATGAAAAAAATAAGAATATCGGAAAGTGAACTAATAGATTTAATAGAAAAATTAGTTAAAGAAAATATAGGGGGTAATACCGGTTTTGACTTTATGTTAGGCACACCCACATCAAAGTATAAAGATTTATATGAAGATGAAGATGTGGAAAGTGAAGAAGAATTAGATGAAGATGAATTTAATGTTGATTCTGCACAGACTGGTGATAAAACATTAACTCTTAATACAATGAAACAAACCAATATGTCTGACTGGATGGGTGAAGGTAAGATTACTGAATCTCAATTAGTTAGAAGATTATCAAGAAAATTAAATGAGGACAATTGGATGCAAAAGGCTGATGATGATATAGAAAGAAGAGGGACAGAAGGTGTTTTTCATAGATATTGTGTAGATAAAGGATATAAGGATGGTTGTTCCCCAGGTTGTTGGGAACATGCAGAAGATGCAATTGCGGATGGTAAATTAGATGGTGGTTTATGGGGAAGAAGAATTGGGTTGGCAAAAGCGTATTGTGGGGCTCAACATGAATCTGTCCCATCACAAGGAAAATTAATTACGGAAAAAAAGAAGAAAAAGAAGAAAACTGGTAAATGTCCAGAATCTGGTTGTATAACAAAAAGAGGTAAATCATGGAGAATTATTAGTAATAGAACTGGAAAATTATGGAAAGCTAAATATGATACTAGAAAAGATGCGGAAGATGGGTTAGAAGCTTATCACGCCAATCGATAATAAACTAAAACTTAAAAAATTAAAAATTATGTGTGATTGTGAAATTTGTAAGTGTGGTACGAAATGTGACTGTACTTGTTGTGACTGTTAAATAACAGTTAATTAAAAAAAATAAAGATATAAAAAAACCACTCAAAAGAGTGGTTTTTGTTTTTTAGATATCTTCGTCATCATAATCATATTCATGAGTTACAACAGTTCTACTAGGTTCTGGCTCCTCCTCAACTGGTTCTGGTGGTGTGTTACCAAAATTTTCTGAAGCTGTAAATCCTAATCCAGCCATAACAATCCACTGTAAAGATTCAAACATATTGTCTGCAACTTCAAAATTCCAGAACAAATTAGCTACATACCCTATTATCATAAATAATAGACATATAAATGTTACAACTCTCTTACTTGATACTTTACTTCCGCTACTTAACATGTTTTTTAAAAAGTTCATAGTTTTTGTTTTTATTATAAATATCACGGCATAAAAAAAAGCCCTCATAAAGAGGGCTTCTTTTAATATATAACTTATTCAGTTACTAGAATCTTTTCAATTCTCTTACGTCAAATGTTCTAACTCCATCAACAGTGATTCTTCCGTAGAATCTGTTGTTCACCATTTTCTTAGCGTATCTAGTCATGATACCTTTGATTGGTGTAAAGTTGAATGGGTTATACATTGTAGGTGTCAACTGTAATGGTACATATGGTGCGTAAACGTACCCAGTATCCAATAAAGATGTTCCTTTATGTCCAATTAACACTTGGTTAGCTGGGAAGTAAGGGTCTCTATATACAGTAAATCTACCTGATAAAGTACCTATTTTCTCAATACCCATGTTATATTGGTCTTGTTCTGGTGCTGCGTTTGAAACGTGGAAGTACTCCAAGTCATCAAATATTGCAGAAACTTCAGAAGAACAAACAATCCAGTTAGCCCCACCTCTCAATGTTGACTTGTGAATTTGAGCTGATAACTGATTAATAGCAGTAATCAACGTTTGATTCCAGTCTTTTTGAGTGTATGGTGCTTGACCCGATGTGAAACGTCTCCAACCATTGTAATCCCATC